CAAATACAACAAATACAATAAATATCTGAAGAGTAGGAGAATAATTCTCCTACTCTTATTTTTATTAAAGAATGGAGAATATAATATGGATAATTATTCTAAACCTAAATGGGATTATCGAATCGAAATAGTAAATAAACTCATTTGTGTATTATATGATATTCCCAGTGGTGCAGGTACAGGTGGTTGTTGTCACATTGTAACAGATGATGATAATATAGACGATGATGACCTTAAATGGGTTATTAACTATTGTGAGTCAGATGGTAAAGATAGAGAAGACGCTAAATTAAGTAAATTAATTTGTGAATATCTATTGGAGTTATCATATGAACAAAGAGTTTTATTATTTGCTTTAAAGAATTCTGATGAGCATGATATCACACAATTTTTATGGGATGGATTACCTAATGGATATTGTGAGACGATAGTAGAAAGATTTGAAGGAGATTAATTTATGAAATATGTAATTGATACTAATATTAAAGAACCCGGTTTATGTGAGAAGTGCCCATTTGTTGACTGTGATTTTATAGCGTATTGCAGAATAGATGACGGTGTAATTGCTGATGAAGAAGATGATAGAAAATCTAATTGTCCATTAATTCCTGTAGAAGAAATAGATATAGAGAATACAGATGGTTCACATACAAGAAGATATAAGGAGATAAAATAATGAGACTAATAAATGCTGATAAATTTGATGTATTATCTTATACTGAAAAGAGCAAAGATTTCACAGAAGGCGTAGAATTTGTTGTAGACCAGATAGATAATGCCGAGACTATTATACAATTACCAGATAATCCTACTAATGGTGATATAATTGCAGCTTTATTTCCAGATGTAATAAAAGATAGATTGGATGTCGAAGTTGAAATGGATGGAACCATATGTTTTAGTACTGAATGGTGGGATGCACCATATAAAGGTAATATAAAATAAGTGATTCTATAGGCATAGGATATAAGGAGAATTATAATGAAGAAAAATATTTACATAGATCATTATGATAATATCACTTGTGAATGTGGAAATAATAAATTCACAGTATCTATGTATATTCCATCATCTGCAGATTTACGAAATCATAATTCATTTAAGATAGTTCATTGTACTAAATGTAATAAGAAGTATGAATTAGTTAATCATCAATTTGATTATTCAACAGCTAAAGAAGAATTTATCAACGAAGACGAAAACAATATTTACATAAGATTAGTCCAGGGAACTTAGATTCCCTGGACTTTTATTTTTATAATTCAACAGGTTTTAATTTTTCCTTATCAGAATTAAGTATTAAAGTTAGGTTATATAACGATTGTGCTACTTGTCCTGCTGATGTTCTTGTAGATGATGCTTCTGTATTAGTAAAGTTCATCTTATTATTAGCAAACTTTCTTAATTCTTCATTAGCTTCATCCGTATAAACACCTTTAACAGTAACTGTATCACCATCATAATCTCCAACCATACCAGGAAGGAATATATTACAAAGTCTCATAGTATCGATAAACTTATTCTCTGTACCTTTTCCTATATCTTCTTCTCTAATCTTAGGATAGTATTTGAAGAATTCATTATTATAATACATAGGTTCGGTATTAGTTGTAGAAGATATAACTAAACCAGTTACGATACTGTTAAACTTGGTATCTACAGGATATCTTGTAATAATAGCCATTTTATTTTTTACTGCTCTGCAAGCAGCTACATAGAATACATCACACCATGTGAGTCTTCTTTCATAAATTCCTTCACCTTCAAGTTTATCATTAGTAAAGTTTCCTCTAAAATTCATAAAGTATTCTTTACCTTCTGTATCATGAAGAATAATAGGTCTTAATCTATTATTCTTAGAATGGATGAATCTTTCCATTTCTTTTACTATAACTTCATCGCTAAACTCTATTAAAGGATTATTAGGAGTAATATAAACTATACTTCCATCTTTCTGTCTTACAGGATAAGTTTCTGTTCCTATGAATTCACTTTCAAAGAACTTTCTTACATAAAACTGTACAAATGGTCTATAGCATGCTAAAGCAGCATGTAAAGGAATAGCAGAGAAGTCATAATTAACCATTAAATCTTCTGGTCTATTAGTTCTTACATCAGGAGCTGAAATAACTAGTCTAGCTGCATAATTAGTAGTCTTACTTAAAGCAGCTCTTCTTAATAAACCAGTCTTACCAGATATACCTACACCTTCATCTGTCTGAATAAGGCTATTAGTATTACCTGCTAACCAATCATATATAGCAACTATTACTTCTTGTACTCTACCTTCCATAGGACCACTTAAATCGAATCCATAATCTTGTGTAGTCTTAAGTGAATTAACTGCTATAATCAACTGTGAATATATCTTATTTATGCCACCTACACCGACAGAACGTTTACCAGTATTAGTATCTCTATAATAAGGTGGTATAACGATATATTTATTTATAAACATCTTCTTTCTATTTAACTCAAGATAATTAATTCTCAAGTCTCTCTTCATAGAATCAGATGTCTTGAATTTAATCTTATCAATATTATCCTTTAAGAATTTAACACCATTCTTACCTACAGGATCTTCTACTATATAGCCATTACTGTCTATCGAGAAAGTTCCGTTCTTATGAACAATATCTTTAACTTTAGGATCAATTTTAGACCAACATTTATAGCATGAAGGATCTATAAACCATTGATTAAGATTTATATAAGCAAATATACCTGCTCTATCTGCTTGTGTTATACCAAATATCTCATTAGATAATAATCCATCAGGTGTAGGTATATTATCTCTGCTATAAAATACAGGATTATCTATAGCTTTACAATCATTTACTTTTATAAATCTATCAATGTCTAATAATTCAAGTTTTAAATGTTCTACTTTCTTAGTATATTCTGCTTCTTCTATTATTTCAGGTGAATTATTAACAGCATAGTTAAAATTATCTATCGCTGATAATATATCTACAGAAGATTCTTTAATAAATTCTTCTATAATTGTATCAAGATAAGACATAATAAACCTCCTATTATATCTGAATTATTAATATGTGAAAGAGTAATAAAATACCAGAGAGGAACACATACCTCTCTGGTATATATTTAGATTCTTACTGTATAATTTAAGTCAATCCATCCAATACCAGATTTAAGTTTACCCCAGTGTTCATTTTCGATAACATTTATGGAATAAATACTCTTATCTCTGATATGGAGAACTGTAATAAAGTTTTCACCAGGTCCATTCTTTACTTCAAGATCATCTACAACAACCTTAACTTTAAAAGAACTTTCATCTGATACGACAATTACAGAATCATTATTCATTAGCTTCACCTGATTCAACTGTTTCTTCTACAGCAACTTCGGGTGTATTCTCTGCAGTGATCTGATCAGCAACAGCATCTACACCACCAGCAGCTAATAATGCTTTAAGGTCATTATACTTCTTGTAGTCATAAGATAACTTAGCAAGTATAGCAGCTAATGTAGAAGCAAGCAATGCAAATGTAGCCTGCACAGGTCCACCATAAGGAAGTCCCCATATCTCAGATAAACCATAGTAGAATGCACCAATTAAAGGTAAGATAGCAGCAACTATCTTGAGTGCATCATAAACTTTATTGTTCATGAATTTCTTTTCTTTTACACTTTCCATGTTTGTAACCTCCTATATTATTCTTCAATTTTTTCAAGTCTTTTATTTATATCATTAATCTTTTGGTCTAATAAGAGCAGCATACTCTCTAGTTTAACTACCCTCTCATTAATTAGACTACTCTGATCAACTTTCTTAGTAAGTTCTTCCAGCTTATATTCAAGAATAGCAACAACTTTATCAAGCTGTGCTTTCTGTTTATTGCTCTGAGCATTGTTATTTATAATACATACAACTAATGTCGTTATACTGGATATAATAGCGGCAACGAGTGTAACAATTATCGAACCAACATCCATGAGATTCTACCTCCTTCTTTATTAATTTGATGGGTTATCATCAATATAATAATTAACAGTAGGATCAGGATTCTGAATTTGACCATACTGCTGAGATGTACCAGTCCATGCCTTGGCATCTATTAAATCATTAACACCAGTCTTTAAATAATCCGCTCTAACTGTCTTAAGGTCAGTATCTGTACCTGTGGTAATTTCTGTAGAAGTGATAGCTGCATAAGTTGTATCTAAATCTCTACTTGCTCCAGCATATACCCAATATGTACCATCATATGTATATGAAATATATCCACTAGCAAAACCAGCAATATCACCACCTGCAGTATAAGCAGCATTATTATAATAGATTGGTTTTGCACCAGTGCTATTTACATTAAGAGTAGCATTAGCAGCGCTATTAGTATTAGTAAACTTAACTAATACAGTTGCACCAACTTTTAATTCAAAGTCCTGATCAGCTGATACAGTGACTTCTTTAGCAGCAGTTGCAGCTGCAGTACTGCAAGTACCATAACAAACACCACTACCAGAACCAGCCATAGCTGCTAATTCTACAAGTGCATTCTGTACATTAGTAGAAGTTAATCCACTTTCACCAGGAACAAATTTAATATCTGCAGAAGCACCAGAAAATGCATATGCTAATGATGAATAAGCTGTAACACCATCGCCGATTTTTATTCTAAATACTCCAGCAGAAGTATCTTCTTCTATAAAGATTTCACCAGCAGCTAATACTATAGCTGAACCTGGTGCAGTGCTCATTGTAGTTTTAGATCCTCTTCTCGGAGCTAATATTTTACCTGCATTGGCCATAGGAAATTAATCTCCTTTCAGTTATTTATGTATAAGTCTTATTAGACTATTTATATCATTAATAAGATGTGAAATTATTTTTAAACCATATCTCAATTATATATTATAAAGATGATGGAGGTATTAATATGAACAAAACTATATTCATTACAGGTATTTCTGGTTGTGGTAAAACAACCTTTGCTAATAAATTTACTAAATTAGGATATGAGGTTATTCATTTAGATGAAATTACAAAATACTATACTAAGAATAGACCTATATTAAATGAAAAGGTGAAATATTTTATAGATATATTATATGGAGATTTAAATTTCCATATAGATTTCTCTAACGATGAATATCTTATAATAAATTCTTTCATTAAGTATATTACCCAATTAGAAGGTAAATACGTAATAGAAGGTATTCAATTATTTATGGATTATATAGATATAGATTATATAATGGATTATGATATAATAATCATAAAAGCTTCTATGATGTCATGCTTATTCAGAAGAATCCATAGAGGATTATCTAAAAAGAATAAACTTAGTAAGAAGATATATAATCTAATCAGATATGATCTATCTTATCCAGCTATAATAGATATTATCCGACTTAGTAGATTTAAGCATCAATTAAAAAATAGAAATAAAAAACTGGAGACAATCTAATGCCTCCAGTTTTATTTTTGATTAATATATCATAGTTCTTCCGTAGAAGGTTATATTATAGATTCTACCATTACATCCATATGTAAGATCTGGATTAGTAGAAGAACCTATTGCCTGAACTCCTATCTTAACTGTAGAGATAGTTCCATATGAGTTGTATAAAGGTATATTGTAAACAATAGCCTTTACATCACCTCTACAAGGACCTAAATCTTCATCAACATCTTGCGATGTGCTATTATATGATTTAACTCGTAAATCAGTATGATAAGGTTCATTCCATAAAGTTCCATTAGGTTGTGTACCAGGATATACTCTAAATGCAATGCAAGTATTATCACTAACAGGTACATCAGCTCCTTCAAAGTTTACATCTGCTTTAATATCAATAGACAACTTCTCATAATATTTAAAGTCAATATTTCTTGTAAACACATTATGAAGAATAGTATCTCCAGGTTCCTTATTTAATTTAATTCCAGTTAATTCAAAAGGAGTTCCTTCCATACCACCATTTACTAGGATATCTTTAATCTTCCATACCGCATAGATATGAACAGAATCTTGTAATGTGATATTATCTATAGCAGGATATACAATATCTGTCTTATTCTTATCATTAGACCATCCTAAGAAGTACTTAACAGGTGTTTCTGTATCTCCACTAGGATTAGGTATAGTAAATGAAGGATATTTGTACAATATACTAGGATTCGGATTAGTAGGTTTATAATAAGCATATTTAGATTCTATAGTAGTGACTTCCTTAGCTGTAGCTGTGAGTTTAACTTCTTTTCTAAAGTAAGGGAATAAAGTTACACTAGTAGTTCTGCTGAATACTTCATTATCACCATATGTAGCAGTTGTAGGGAATTCTGTAAATTCAGAATCTGACCAACCTAATATATCCCATCCTGATATTTCTTTAATTTTCTGTCTAAATTTAGGAGCGGTTATAGAACGTGAACTTTCTGTCATTCTGAAATATACGTCTTTATATTCATAATTATTAATGATATTTACAGAAGTATTCCATGTGACCATAATACCACTTATATACAATGCATATAAAGTCTTGCCATCATACTCAGAACTAAATTTAAAGTTACCATCCTGTGCAACAGGTGTTTGATTATCATCGCCTAAATTCCATCCATTGGGTACATAAGAATTTCTTTCACTACGTACTTCATTATGCTCTAATACGATAGTAGGATCTATTACATTAACCTTATCTGCTATCATCTGTCTATATCTCATAGCAGTAATAGTTGATTTAGCACCAACAGGCATATCAGGAGTACGATTCTCACCATTAATGATATACATCTCTGCTTGTTTACTATAAAGAGCATATAATGATTTGCCATCATAAGCCTCAGTGATATTCAGTAATCCATCATTAATAGTAGATACTGTACTATCTTTAACAGTAGTCCATCCAGCATTATTCCATCCAGCTATATTGTTATGCTTCAGAGTTATTGAAGGATTTACAGTATATACTGCAGATGAGTTATACTGTCTATTTCTTGTAGCTGTAAATACACTCTTGATAGAACCACTTTCACTACCGTTATAGATATATAGTGTAGAGTTCTGTGTATATATAGAATATAAGTCTAAATTAGATTTTATCTCTATAGCAACTCCATTAGCGTATTTCTGTGTAAATGAATTAAGTACATCTGTCCATCCAAGAGCATTCTTAAATGAACTAACTGCTTTAAGAGTCATATCTTCTGCACTTATCTTAGGATGTACTCTATTTCCATTATTATAATACATCATATAAGTCTTAGTAATCTTAGTAGTAGATGCATTATAGAAGTTTACTGTATAAGTATTATAGAATACTGCATACAGATGTATTTCGGTAGAGCCAGTTGCAGTACAAGTGCTTAATACTTCATTGACAGGCTGATTATCTAATCTCCAACCTAAGAAAGTATATTCTGGCTTCACACCTACAGGATTAAATGACTTAGGAGTTAGACAATCTGCTCCCTCATCTACGTATTCTGTATATGTAAGGGGAATACTATCATCAAGATGATATACAACAGTTACATCATCACTATAGATAAGAGTATTACCCAAATAAGCACGTTTTATCTTTGAATTACCTACAGTCATTTTATACCCGGTATTGCCTATAAAAAGCTTACCCATATCAAATACCTCTTTTCTACGACTTGATTAAGTATACTGTATCAGGATGTGATGCAGCGTCTGCAGGTAAAGTATTAACTAACTTAACGTATTTAATTGTATTGCTATCAGTAAGATTACTGATAGATGTGTTTAACTTATCATCATTTCCTTTTAAAATAGAAATGGCTTTCTTAATATTCTTAATTAAAGTTTCTAATTTAGCACCAGATGCTATCTTACTAATTACTACATTGATATCAGTCTCTGCTGTATCAAGGAAAGTAATTTCATCATTGGAGGTATCTCCTAAAGCATAAGGAAGATCACTATAAACAGTTGTACCGTCACCTATCTTGAATCTAGTATGACCTTTTCCAACGCCTTCATCAGGAACTTCTGCGAATAATTCTCCTGACTCCAAGAGTGTTGATGCTTTTGTAGTCTCCATAAGAGATTTTTTACCTCTTCGAGGCAACAGAATTTTATTTACAGTAGCCATCTTATTATTTCCTCCATTATCCGATTAAATAAATGAAAAAGGTGAGATATAGAATCTCACCTTTATCGTTTCATTTATGTGTATTTTAATTTGAAAGGGGATCTTCAGATCCATAATCTCCAATATCACAGTATCTAGCAAATACACCATTGGTATACTTGAAGATTTCATGATTAGGAGTGATAACTAAGGTATTTGAACCACTTGTTATACCAAGCATGAGATATTCATATCCATCCTCAGTACTAGGAGCAGTTGTAGTAATATCATTTATTGTAAACAATACACCATTTAAAAGTCCCTTAGCATATAGAATCGATCCTGAATCACTAAAAGTCTTAGTTCCACTTATATCTGCTGCTGCAATAAGCAGAGCATTAGCATTAGTTGAACCACTAGTAACAGCAGTCTCACTATAAAGAATAGGATATTTGGTATCTATAGTGACATTCTGTGCCAAAGACACATAATTGCCTGTACTACTCTTACCTACCAAAGTCTTTGCACTGATGCCCGAAGATGAAACACTAGCAGGATAATATACTCTGTTCTGCATAAGCTGAGCAGCTTGCTTTAAACCTGCTACTATTGTAGCTAACGAAGCTCCAGTAGTTACATGACTAAGTGCTGTAGTAACATCTGTCGATGTATCAGCAGAAAATGTAACGTCACAATCACTTATATCAGATATAAATGCATCTGGCAGGTTTTCATAGGTTGTAGTTCCATCACCGACTTTAATGCGATAAATACCACTGCTACCTAGACCAGTGTTAGGATATTCTATAAATATTTCTCCTTGAGAGAGAACTATATTCTTCTTATCACTGGTCGCCATTGCGGAGGTTTTGCCTCTACGAGGTGATAAGGTTTTTGCAATATCAATTGGCATTTTATCATTAACCTCCATTATTTATTATTAAATAGTGGAGCATGTAAAATTACACACTCCACTATTTATTTTTAAATGACTGATTATTAAGCGGGTGTCTCATCACCAAAGTCAAAGATACCAGCCTTAAGAAGTTCAACTGCCTGCTTATCTTCAGCTGACATAAGACCAGCTGCTGCTGTTGTAGCATTTGTGAATGCAACCCATGTACCATTTCCGCAAAGGTACTTAGCTTCATCACCAGCCTGAGGAGCAGGAACGAAACCTGTTGCACCAGCTGCTGCGCTTGTAGCACCACTGAAGTTTCCGTAAAGGTCAGTGATTTCACTCATTGTATGAGTATGAGTTGAAGGAGGGAATGTCTCAGGCTTACCAGTTACACCACTCCAAGGAACTGAAGAAGCAGTACCAGCTGAGAACTCTTCGAATGCGTCAGAAATCTGTCCTTCTGCACCAACAGGAAGAGCGGACTCATCCTTAACGAAGTACATAAGACCTGTAGCTGTAACTTTAACAACATCGCCAAGCTGTACATCTGAAGATGTAAGTGCACGGAGTGCTGCCTCATCAGCAACGACAACAAGTCTCTCGAGTGCTCCCTGAGGAATTAATGCAAGGTCAATCTTATGACCAGCACTTGAAGCACCACCATAAAGTTTAGCTACATCGATATATCCTGTGATATCATCTTCTGTATGTGTATGAGCAGCTGCAGCCTTACCATCTAACTGATTCTGAACAGAAGCAGTAGTACCAGCAAGGTATTCAAGTTCAGCAGTAGTAACTGAAGAAGCAGCAATCTTTCCATTAGTGTCAGATACAACAACCTTAGAAGCTGTAAGGTCATCTGTAACAACTGTTGTGATAGCACCAGTGATAGTAGCAGCCTTAGCGTCTAACTGATCCTGGATTGATCCTGTAACACCAGCAAGGTATCCAACTTCTGTAGCAGAAGCTGTAGAAACGGAAATCTTACCACTAGCATCAGATACAACAGCCTTAGCAGCTGTAAGATCTGTATCATAAACAGTTGAGATTGCACCTGTAGCATTAGCTGTAAGATCAAGAGCACCACTTGTTACATCAATAGCGATAGATCCATCACTTGATGAAATATCGAATGTAGAATCTGTCTTACCATAGCCAGACTCAGCACCTAATGTAACTGTAGCAGTACCAGATGCAGCAGAAACGCCGATTGTGTAATCGGGTGAATCAAATGAAACAGCATTGTCTGTAACTGTAATAACGTTACCGTCAACTGTCATTGACTTAATAGCTTCACCATTAAGCAATGTAACAGCCTGCTTAAGACCAGCAACGATAGCAGATGTAGCAGCACCACTAACAACATGTGAAAGTGCTGTAGCTACTGTAGTAGATGTATCAGGATCAAAATCAATAGTAGCACCTGAAGCATCGTTCTCGATGGCATAAGGAAGATCCTTATACTGTGTAGTGCCGTCACCGACTTTTACCTTACAAGCACCAGTGCCGACTCCGGTATCGGGATATTCGATGAATAATTCACCTGCTTTAAGAACTATCGCTGACTGAGGATTGCTAGGATTATTCATAGCAGTCTTGGCACCTCTACGAGGGCTAAACTGATTAGCAATATTTGTGATAGGCATAATATTTTTCTCCTTTAATTTATTTTTTTTTTATAATTATAGAATTATAGAAACTGGCATAACTACAATTCTTAATTAACAATTAACCTTCTGAACCAGCATTGATATCTTCTAATACTGCTGCTGCATTAATGAAAGATAACTCAGAGTATCTCTTAACACCGTCACCGATTTTAATAGAATTATAAGTCTGGTCATAAACAATTTCATTAGTAGCAATAATAGGATCAACTTCATTCCATTCAGAATTTGAACCAGAACGAATCTGGATCATATTAAATGATGTAACACCACCACCGATAATACTAGCAGCAGAAGTTGCATCAAAAGAGTAAGGTAATTCATTATATCTATGAATACCATCTCCAACTTTTATTTTAGTAAGTCCTGTACCGATACCAGCATCAGGAACTTCCATTACAAATTCGCCTTCATCAAGTAAAGGATTTTCAACTGACCAGTTAGCCAGAGTACCTCTACGAGGTCGAATCTTTGCAAATGATGATACAACGGACATAGTAGTCTCCTTTCACCATATTATATCAATGTTAAAATCTACAATATAATATGTACCTTATTCAGCAACACAAATCGCACAAGATTTGGCTTCTATAATATCATTATTAATATGAGCATAGCAGAATGTAACCACATCTCCAGGATTAAGATTCATCATAGTATGAGGATCTATCTGTGTATATCCTAAATCAGCAATATTCTGATCAGGATATAAGTACTCTTGACCAAGTTTATAGTAAACTTTATTCTCATCATCTATATCTAAACCATAGAATGCAGGATCATAACCATCTGGAGTAGCTGTAAGAGTTGCTTTGAAGTATGGAATCATCATATTCCATGCATTAGCAATCTGATTAATTCTATCTACAGTATCTACTCTATACTCATTTAAAGTTTCATAGATATGATTGATTAACTGTTGTTTTAATTCTTCATATCTAGCAACTATTTCTGCATAATTATTAATAGCCTCATCGATATTTGACTGATAATCTTGTAATGATTCATGAATCTTCATTCTAAGAGTCTCATCACTAAGAGTAATATCGACATGAGCTAATGCTTCTTCAATATTAGTCATATAAGAATTGAAAGCAGTCATCTGAGCCTGTGCTCTTGTTACTAATGCTTCAAATTCTTGTATAGAAGCAAAGTCTTTCTCACCAACGTATAAACCATCAGTTCTAATCTGAATAGTATTACCCACCTTAGCAGATAACTTTACATCGGCATGAATATGGTCATTCTGAATATAAGTCTTGACAGTATTAGTTTCATCTGCCGTATACTTCATTATTTCAGGATTACGACCAAATTCATCATAGTATCTCTCACCATCAATTTCAAAATGACCAGTCTCTTCATTATAAACAATGATAGTCTGGTTATCTATCATAATAGGTTTATCTACTATAACAGATAATTGGTATACACCATTCTGATATGGTAAGCATAATACCTTCTGTTGTGAATCAATGTATCTATATCCAGATTTAATTAAGAATGTAGTACCTGCCTTGGTCAGATATTCTGTCTGACTAGCATCTTCTATCTCAGCAATGGTTCTCCAGTGTTCATCATCAAATACATGAACATCTCCATCCATAGTGATATAAAGCATATTGGGAACAGGTTTATCATGAGGATCACTAGCATCAGGAAGAGTATCTATAATAGTATACAATCCAAAATACTGTGTCTTTTCGATATAGATCTCTAATTTATCATATAAGAAATATATGTAATCAGGAGATCTATCTTGATATACGGGCAAGAATTCTGAATTACAAATTCTTAATGTTTTCATAATTCATTACCCCCTATTCTTCATCTGGTACTATGAAATAATTTATCGTAGGATCAGGATGTGTGATATCTTCATATTCACTAACAGTTCCATCCCAATTCTTATTCTCTATAGCAGCATTTAAAGTTCTTGCTGATAAAACCTTAGCTACAGTAGATTCACCAATCTTAGCTTCAGTTTCATCCATTTCAGAATATTGTGTATTCTGATCTTTAGAAGATCCCATCCAAACCCAATAAGTTCCATCATACATATATTGAATGAGAACATTCTCTTCACCAAATGCAATAGGAATAGTTCCAGTGGGTGAGGCTGAATTTCCATAGTAAATGTCTTTGGCACCAGTATTGTTTACATTGAGAGTGATATGATTCTCAAGTGTAGCACTATAAGTATTTGTATTAGCGAACTTAACTACAATTGTAGCTCCTGTATCTAATACAAAGTCACCAGCTATAGTAACAACCTTATCTTTTACATCTCCTAATGTAGAACAAGTACCGATAGATAAACCCGAACTGGATAAGTATATCCAGTCCTCTTGAACTTTATCATATGCTAATATTCGTCTTGTATTTTTGGCGACATAAATCTTGTCACCAGGAATTGTTAAAGCCTTAATTTCTGCTTCAGTATTATAGAACTCTACACCACTTATAGTTAATCTACGATCATCTATATCTACATAGAATTCTTGAGTGTCAATAGTAAAATTAAGAGATCCATTTTCAACGGCTAAATGCTCTAAGCCATCTTTTGTGCCACGCTTAAATCTAAAGTCTGTTTTTAATTCCGTTGGCATATTTAATGTTCTCCTTTCATAATATTTAAACAAGTATGAAGAGGAGATTAAAAATCTCCTCTTCTAATCTATCTTTTTAATAGTCTCTTTGTTCTGCAAGTAGGAAATCTATTTGCGCTGCGCTTAATTCTGCTATCTCTAATCCAGTTACATTACCATATAACGAATCGGCTTGTTCACCGTATATGGTATTACGAGTCTGAGTATTCAAATGTTTATGGTATACTCTAGGATATACAGGTTTTCTCTTATAATTAGAGTCATCCGAACCTATGAATACACCTAATTGAGGTTTAACTGGTTCTTCACTTTTGTGAGGATATTCATTAGAAATCATCAGATGTCTCATCTCCCTGTTCAGCTAATGCATAATTATTGGTTACATAGTTGATATTGGAAGTATTCTCAGCAACATCTTCAATTGTGTTGTCAAGCTTCTCTTCGATTCTTCTGATATCAATATCTTCAGGATTCTCATCCTTAAAGAGTAATACTAATTTAACAACTAAGTCTGCCTTAAGACCAGGATTCATATGAGCAGGTAATAATGAAGCAATCTTAGCTGCAAGTTCCTGATATTCTGCAGGAACGTCATAAGTATCACATTTAAGTTCTGCAACCTTAAACCAATGCTTACCGTAGTCAGGGCTACACTGTAAGTAATTGCCATTGATTCTGAAGTCAGATACCATCATTCTATTTCCAGGTGTATGGATAACCATTAATCCAGCACCCTTTCTTAATACATCAATATCAAGAATCTTATCAACTTCAATCTTTTCAACAGCTGCAAATCCAGTCTTACTAGAATCTACATACATATACCACTTAGGACAGTTGCAAGGATTGTTCTCTGTAGCAATTCTCTTAACTACACCTTCAATGGTCTTACGCATACCATTTTTGTTATATGAGCAATTAACAACATCACCAATAGATACACGAGCTTCTTTAACAGAATTATCGTCAAATCTAAGCTTAATTAAAAGGCTATTAATGACGTCATATTTTATATCTAACAACATAAGGCTTTATTCCTCCTTTAAGTAATTTATTAAAAAGTTAAATAGTTTTAGAGATTATTAGAAGATAAAAAATAAAATGGATGACCATCATAGGTCATCCATTTATTGTTATTTTAGTACCATTATTAGTTAAAATTTCCCTAGTTGTATTCTCTGTTATAGTATTCTTCTGACGATATACAGCAGAGGCATTATCATATACTGCTCTTGCTTCTACATCATCTCTAAGAGGTAATACAACTCCTACTTTACGTAAACCAAGAGATATAGAATTTCTAAAAGTACCAGACATATTTCTGATAACTTCTCTCTTGTTTATAAGACAATACTTACCATCACATGAATGGTCTTTGGTATTATTAACCATATACATCTTATTTGGAGTGAGAATAGAACTATCCATACCTTCTTTCATTACTTCAACACCTTCAGCAGAAGAGTTCATGACGTTCATATAAAGTTTAGCATGTTCTCCTCTGATAAAACTCTGTTTAACAGCAGAATCAGGTGAAGCATTTACGTTAATATCTACTTTTTGAATATCTCCTTCATCATCTATAAATACTAACTGATTTATTATCTTATCTGAGTGTTTATTCAAACCGATTGTACTGTATGAGGGATTTATGTAGATATGGTATTCTTCATCAGTTTCTTCCATACCTTCATAATATGCTTTTTCACTTAATACAGAATTTATATCCAAGATAACAGTATGTTTCTGACCATCTCTAGAAGGACAATAATCACCAGAATAGTCCAATAAATAAGTTCTATTGAAATCCATGAAAAACATATAGTTCGTATCATAGAATGGACACATGTCATATAGATAGTATAAGTATTTATGTATTGAAGATAGAGGCGGAATCATGATATTCTTATAATGAGGATTAAACTTCAAAGGAGATATAACAGATTCTAAATCTTCAAATGCTTTTAAGATTAGAGTTCCTTGGTCTATATCTTTATAGATACCATTAAAAGATCTCTTCTCTTTATTCAAGATATCCATACTCATTAATGCAAGATTAATAGTTACATAAATATCACTACCACTACCAGATGATGATAAGTCTTCAGCATAGTTAGGGTTGTTATTTGAAGTTAAGTAAGTAAATTGTCCTTCAAGATATTTTTTATATAATTTATTCTGAGAATACTCATTATATTTATCTATCTTGAGATATATCTTACCTTCTTTCTCATTATTAACTATCTTAGAATAAGTATCCCTGTTTATAGACATCGAAATATAAATAACAGGCATAAAAATCTGCTCATAATTACTTTCGATTATAATATACTTTATATGATTAGGATTAATCTCTGTTACTTGATTATGTAGAAGGAAACTAATAGTCACACTATGTGCATATGTAGAAGCATTCATCTATTATTCCTCCTTATTATCATCTCCATAAAACTTTTGTTCAATTTGATCTTTATATTTATTATATTCACCAGGTAAAATTAACTCAGTAATCTTTACAATAATATCTCTGGTATCTCCAGTTAATAAATCAATCTCATCTCTAGAATCATCAGAAATCATCCAAGGAATATAATTAAAATCATTATCACCTTTAGACATCGCTGCCCAATCACATAGCATACATATTATACAATTGAAAGGTATATCTATAATACCATCATCCAATGTAGCCTTTGGTTTCATTTGATCTAATATAATCCATTTACTACCTTCAAGTTTATTCCAAGCCCAGAATTGAGGATGATGATCATTATTCTGCTGATGATGTAACCATGCCTGATCAAAATTCTCCTGAATCAAATCTTTGAATTCAGAATCATCATTCATCTTCTCTACTTCTAAAGCGGTTGGATTAAAGTGTGCTCTATATCCTTCAAACTCTTCATCACCATACTTAGACATATCATGATTTTCTATTTGGTATTCTATTTGTGGCACTAATAATCCCAGGTCTGTACATGATTCATTAAAGACCTTTTCAAATATAATGCCAACTTTATCTTTGAAATACATACAGTAAGCGGTCTTTACTCTTTCTCTATGATTATCTATATATTTCATATACTCTTCACATTTTGCAGGATATTCTTTATCATGGTTAATTATCTGAGCCATTGTTATTCTTCCTCTCCCAATCTTTCATACACTTTCGTAAAAGAAGTTGTTGTACAGATGCTTTCATCATAACAAGCACTCTCTCTTTTTCTTGTTCGACTATATTATATTTCTCGGATTCTGTCATTGTTATCTCCTCCTAATAGTCAATTACTATAAAGTTATCCAGTTAAGAAAAAATATATTCTATACATTAATCAAAAAAAAAACATTTTTATAATAATATATATTAGGAGGATAATATAATGATATATGGTGATAAATTTTACGGATATGGCGTAATAAATGAATCATTAAATATTTTTAAAAAGAAAGATGATAGTACGATTAAAAAATCATATAAATATTTATCTGATAATTGTCCATTAATAACAGCAATATCAGAAATTGATTCCTATGAAGATTTTGATGAAGATCCTATATTATATTTTAAATTTAATAAAAATGATGATAAATCAGTAACTATTAAAGAATGGAATGATTTAATTAATAATAATATTAATAAATTAAAAGAAATTAAATCAGAACTTGCAGAAAATTTAAACGGTAAATCATATAAAGATGCTTCAATACAATTATTTGAGATAGAAATTAATAATAAAAATCGTAGTAAAATTATTAACAAATTAAAATATGATTTAAATAGTGTAAAGAATGAACTTAATATTTATAATAAAAATATTAACGAAGATAAAAAGAGTTATAAATATAATGAATCAAAATATTTTGATAATGCTATTAAAATAATAAATGATGAAAAAATCGTTAAACAATTTATCAAATATGAAAACGATTTGTTATCATTTAGAATAAAATTGGAAGAAGCACTTATATATGCATTTGATATTTCTATTAAAGAAATAGATAATCTTTTAAATGAATTAAATAAATAAAAGTCATAGGAGTATAATACTCCTATGACTTATTTTCTATATTTAATTATTTAGCATACTTAGGACATTTTGACTTGCAGATAATCTTAGTATAAGCAGGGACAGTTGTTGTCTTTCCTGTGCTAGGAATAACCTTAGTCTTAGCTTCTACAGGTCTTGTAAAGATCTCTGCCTGTGAATCTTCTGTCTGAATTATAGGCAACTTACGCATTGTGGAAGTATAAGTCTGGATGAATGACTTTGCATTATCAATCATGAAGATAGCATCCTTCTTAGTAAACTCATAATTAGCTGCGAGTTCATCTGCAGACTTGCTATCGATACCAGTTACAGATGAGCAAAGATTACTAGCAAACTTAATAGCTTCTTCTCTAGGACAGCGAGAACCAATTAATCCTTTACTCTTGTCATAAACAGATACAGTAAAGTCAGGGTCATTAAGCATAGTTCTCATAACTCTGATTTCATCTACCTTAGATGCACCTCTCTGTTTAGCTGTTACTTCCTTAATCTCTTTCATTAAGTCTTTCATTGTTTGTTCCATCTTTTAATTCCTCCATTTCTTTAGATGAAAGAAGTCTAAACGGATTAAAAGGTTTAGGCTTCTTGCCGTTATTAAGTAAATATTCCATCATCTTTTCAGGATCATTATCCTTAAGTACGGCTATAAATGTATCTTTTTGCATATCAGTTGTCCTTTCTGATATATTCTATTATATTTCTGTTATAGAGTGTGTAATTATTTACTATTTTTACTACCATTTTAATCATATTAAAATGTAATATTTTACAAATAAAATATGAGGGCTATTTCTAGCCCTCAACAGAAGAAAGAAGAAACAATGAGATTTAGTAACCTTATTGTCTTAGTAATTGGAGGGGGATTTGATGTACGTGTCAATATGCGAACTTTAGAGTCATTGTTATATTATTTATGGAGCTTTTCAAAAATGGCAATTCCAGATTAAAGAATGGAAGTAAAACTAATTTGTACATTTCTCGTTCAAATCACCCCCTCCCATCATCTGAACGAGAGAGGCAAAAAATAATCGGTATATAATTGTCTGGCTAGGAACAATTTTGTCCATACCGATTTTTATTATATTAAGGTTAGTACGATAATAAAAAATAATCTCTCGGGATATTTAATCCCGAGAGATCACGTTTTTTTAATGAATGCCTTAAAATAGAAAGGTGATATATCTACAAAGAGATTAAGCAAAAGGATTATGCTTTCCTTCGCCTACTTCTTCATAAATCTTAGCGAATGCTGTGAATGCATCTTCTGTATCATCTTCATCAATACCTTCAGCAGCAACAGCTTCAGCTGCAGCATACATCTGCCACTTATCTGTTCCGAATGTCTTATTGATCTTAATGATATCATCTTCAGAGCACTTAGCATCAAGATATACCTGGAATACTGCTTCAGATGAAAGCTGTCCAGGCATAAGAGCTGTCTCAAGTGTAGCTACATATACATTGTAAGCGATACCCTTGATAGTTGTAGCATAAAAGTTCCAACCAGAAGGTCCAACATATGCGCCAGCTGCTCTATCCATAGCCTTACCATAGTTCCACTGTCCTTCAGCAAGACCCTTAGCAGAATCTGTATTGAAATGAAGTACATTCTTGGAAGCATCGAAATCGGGCTGAGCATCATCAAGAATTGAAGGGATAGCAATGAATAATCTAACCCATGCTTTCGCTGTACCAAGGTTTCTAATTCTCATAGACTTAATAACCTGATTAGTTGTCTTTGAACCAGGTTTAAGGCGAGCTCCGCTCTGACATTTGTCTACATATTCGCACTTTGCTCCAAGATATCCGTTAGCAGGAAATGCATTAGGATTAGATACAAAGTACGCTTTGTTATATAAAGATTGGATCTCAGTAGGGCTGTATAAATTTAAAAGTTGCTCTTCTGAGAGATGTTCATGATATACACGAGGGATTACAGGTTCCTTTTCAGGATACCATTTGCCGTCTGTACCGGGTGTAATATATGACATAGTATAATCCTCCTTTTAGAATTATTATATATAAATTTTTACTAAATATACATATTATAATAAAGTTAAGACTCAATCTATAGACCCTACGTAAAAAAAAGAAAGAGAAGTATGTGCTCCTCTTTCTTTGCTAAGATATTAATACCACAATAACTATAAAGTAATATGAATAAAGCTGTAATGAAGATTTGATTATTACTTTACATATTGTATTGTGATACTCGTTAAATTCTTGTGAGGAAATTTAACTTATTACAGATTTATTCTTAATAGTGGTGAGACTATTTAAGAATTTTGGACAATACCCAGAGCTCAATGCTCTGGGCTTTTGTCTCTTCGTGGATGATATTTAAATAGTACAAAATAATATATCTTGCCTCTTAAATATTGAATAATTGAATTCTTAATCTTATCAATCATTCTAAATATCCTCCATGAATTTATTTCTTCATGGCTTTATTCATATCTATAATATATAATTGAAATAATCTACTTTTACAAAAATAAAACATGATTAACTTTGAGATAATGAAAGAAACTAGAATATAGTTAATATATAGAAATTGGGAATTATATTAACTTATGGAGTTATGAAGATATGAATTTATTTTATAAATTCTCTAATGTATATAATACATTACTAATTATAGATAATATATTACAGATAATACTATTATTCTTATTCTGAAGTGTGAGTTCATATAAGATATAAATATATTTAGTATCTATAATAGACCTAGCTTTATTAAGCAAAGGCTTCATATTATATCATCTCCTTTGTACCATATTTATTCTAGTTTCTTTCATATCTATAATATATTATTGAAATAACCAACTTTTACAAAAAAATAAAACTAGGTTAACTTTAAGATAACGAAAGAAACTAGAATATAGTCAATATATAGAAATTGGGATATAATATTAACTTGATTGATATCTCATCTATAATTAGTTGCGATAATTATAGATGCTCGATCTTATAAAGAAAGATACATAAGTATTTTAAAATATTATAATAGAAAGACCTATCACAATCAGAAATCATATCTTCATAATATCTGGAGATATAAATATCATCAAGTTTAGATCTAAGATTAAATACAATTCTTCTCATATCTATTAATTTTCCTTTCTTTATATTTATTCTAGTTTCTTTCATAGATATAATATATTATGGAAATAATCTACTTTTTTTTTATAAAAAAAGAAAGAGGAGTATTATGCTCCTCTTTCTCTATTAAGATATTAATATCATAATAACTATGAAATAATATGAATAAAGTTATTGAGAAGATTGTTATACCATTTCACATATTGTTATTATGATACTCATTAATCAGATGATTAATTATCTAGATATACCAATATAAATAGTTGGTGGCTATTTAATAATGGTTTTTGAGATTATCCAATAAATTATTTTATGGATAAATTTCTCATTGTGGATATCATGTCTATATATGATTTCGCAATATTTAGTATCGAAATAATCTTTAATGAAGCTAAGTCGCTTTCTCATACATATAGCCTCCACAATTATTTCTTCTCAACTTTATTCATAGATATAATATATTATTGAAATATCTAACTTTTATAAAAAAAAAATAAAACACCAGAGGAGTATTATACTCCTCTGGCTATTTCTTATCTGTCTTTGTTTGGTATTAGAGTGATTCCTGTACGTTCTTCACAGTAAGTATTCATCTGTTTATTACCCATTTCTTCTAGTTCATCATATCTAGCTTGTACTCTATTTAATAACTCTTCTAATTGGTCTGTTGTCCAACCATATTCTTCATAGAGTACTACTAAGAATGAACAGAATGCACATGGTAATATTTGAGATATCTTATCTGCTAATAGCCTATTACAAGTATCAATCAACTTATTATTCTTAGCCATAGAGAATACCTCTTAATCATCTTCATTACAAGTCTCATCAAATTCAATATCCTGCTGAGGGTTTTTGTTGATTGATTCCATAACACTGATAACTTTATGATATTCTTTGGTTGATACTAAACCTTGAATATATGCCAGGAGAAAACCTACTTTCTTATTATATACAATCTCTGGAAGTTCAATATTAGACTCTCCGCCATTATTATAATATATAGATACCAAAGGTTTATGAAAACTTATTGAGCATATATCATCATGAGAACGTAAACCTGCTAATGAATCTTGATTGAGAATATCCGTAGCAGGGCATTTATCACAGCGTCCATGTACTGAGAGTCCTGATTCTTCATCCCATTCATATGTAAAATTTTTATCTGATTTAGTCTTCTGCTCCTGCTCTTTCATTCTATAATCACCAGGTTCTATATTAGTATAAGGTTGCCATACTATATACTCATCTTCATTGTTATCAAAATAATCAATTTTATATGCTATACATCCGTTACTTCTAGAGAAATAAGCATCAACAATCTTACCTACTCGTTTTGTGGCTTTAATAGTAACAATATCACCTAATCTATACATGAAGGTATCTGTGTCTATTTTACCTTTATTAAGTAATACTGTATGACTGTATCCTACTCCAGGAATAAATATAGAACCTATATTTGCAGTGATTTTGACATTTTCTTTGTAAACAAAATAATGTATTCCTGTTAAAGATAATAACTCTATTTTATTACCCAGGATATATGTAATGATAAAATCACCTTTTATTTCTTTATCTGATTTATGCTCAAGATAAACACAATCACCTACTTCAACTTTAGCCTTGTCAATACAGTTTGCCGTCAACTCTTCTACTGTATCATTACATTCATCAGTCATATATGAAGGGCCAAAACCAAGAAAGCTAATTATATCATCTTCATATACATTAAGATACAATTCTCCGTCATCAGCAAGAATCTCATATTTATTATTAGGATTATTAAGTTTATGAGTAATATTTTTAATCAAACCAATCTTTACTAAGTTCTCGGATACACTTCTAAACTTTACTTTATCTTTTATTTGTAATTCCATAATATAATACCTCCTAATCATCTTCATTATAAGTCTCTAAATTCACAATAATCTGCTGAGGTTCCTTATTGATCGATTCCATAATACCAGCGACTCTAGCATATTCTATATCATCTAATATTCCCTTAAGATATGCTAAGAGAAAACCTACTTTCTTATTATATGCATTCTTTGGAAGTTCAACATTAGACTCTCCGCCATTAGAATAAACTATAGTTATTTCAGGTTTATCAAATCTTATTTCAGAGATATCTTTGAATGATTGAAGTGGTGCTAATGGACCTGTAAAAATTTCAACAGGACATCCAATTTTGTCTTGATATGAACAGCGATAATCTTCTTCAGCATCACACTTATCATCACCATCTGCGGCAAAGTCATCATCGAAACAGTTCCGAATATCTTCCATGGTGATTTTATTCTCCTGCTCTTTCATTCTATAATCACCAGGTTCTATCTCATTATAATTCCTCAATGCATTAATTGAGCTATCTATATTTATAATTTGATATTCAATTGATGATGGATATAAATCTGTATAGACTATTTCAATATGTATTCCACTTTCAATTCTTCCAACATATTTATCTAATCCACTGGTATATGTAACAATATCACCATAATGATATTTAAAATCGTCAAAAACAGGTATTCTTGTTTCATTTACTTCGCCAAACCCAGGAATAATGATATTACCAAAATTCCGTTTTATAAAAGTATTCGATAAATCCAATACATAGACTCTTCCAAGCAAATCAATTACACCTATAGTATTGTCCGAATAAATTGCAGTGATAATTACGTGATCGTGTACATTCATTGGATCATTTATAAGGTAAACACAATCACCACGTTTATAATTTTTATACTTATCGGAAGGTCTCTCCTGCTCTTTCACTGCATCGACACATTCATCTTCAATACAATCTGTAACTGGAAAATAACTAATAATGGACCCTTCAGGTATATTTAGATAAACTTCACCTTCTGAACAGATATTATAAAATTTTCTGTTAAATAAATAACTATCATCAATGATTTCAGTAATTTTACCAGATCGAATTTCATTATTCTCATTTATTGATTTAAATTTTACCTTATCATTTATATGAAATTCCATAATATAATACCTCCATTAATATATAATCTTACAATTCTTCATATAATTATTGTAAGTCTCTGCAGAAAGAATGATAGTATCATACTTATCACCCATTGCTAAGTATGCTGTGACTTCACCTTTCTTCTCATTCTTCTCAAATTTGACTATCTTATCAGCATCGATTAAGAAGCCATACATCTTATCTTTTAAATATACTTTAGCCATTTTAATACCTCCAACTGAAATTAAATAAGTGGAGTATGTGACTCCACTTATTTTATCTTATCCATTTCTACTAATCGTTTCATCATAAATCTTTCTAATGCTTTTACATCAACAGACTTATGATATTCTATAGGACCATATTTCTCTAGCATCTCTTTAATCTGGTCTAATATATCATCTATATCATATGAATATTTTTTCATATCTTCATCGAATTTAATATTCGTTGTAAATCGTTCTAGATTTTCTTTATTATGAGATAGATTAATATGCATCGCCCAGGGAATATTCATATGGTCCTCCTTTCTTAGACTAATTCATTACATATATCTTCAATGATATCTCTCATGATATCATCTGATAATTTAGATTTTCTCAAACTCTTTTCTACGAATAAAGATATAAATGATTTTCTTACAGAAACATCATCGTCATCATCTAATATAAATTCACAACTAAATATAATATCCTTCTTTAACTCTTCTATTGTTTGTGAATCAACCATCGAGAAACTCCTTTGAATTAATCTTCTATAGAATCTACTACTTGATACTTCTTGAACTTCTCCTTATCTTTATCTAAATCTTCCATGACATATTTATAATTAGGATTCTGTTTAGAGAATTCTAAACATTCTGCTTCGGTTCCTCTAAACTTAACTTTTCCAGATTGTTCATCTTTCATAGCAAACATAAGTAATCCCCCATTATCTTAGTTTCAATACAGACTCATTTATTCTATTCAAAGGTACACCAAAATCCTTCTCACCTGGATATGTATTCTTATGAATATATACAGGAATAGTCTTATCAGGAATCTTATCCATAATACTCTTAATTCTATCAATTGATCCATAAGCATCATTATCTATATACATTTCTAAAGAGACATATGGTAACTTCATAGTCGATAAGAAATGCATAATAATATTGAAATAATTATTTCCTGATACAGCTGTATATATTCCAGGTTCACAATTTCTAAGATTTAGATATACTGATAAAATATCAAATGGTCCTTCTGCTATATGTAATTTAATTCTATTCCTAGAATTTAAATCTACTTGCGATGGAATTGTATAGAATCTTTGCGCTGTATCTTCTTTATCAAATATTCTATAATTGATATATCTCTTATCGATATTCTCATTTACAATTCCCTCATCACAAGTTCTTCTCATATTAAGGAATGCGTTATCTATAGATATAAATCCAACAAACTCTCTGTCTAACTGTTCAACAATACTCTTATCTCTAGTTAGATATCGAATATTGTTTTCTTCTAATAAGTCTATCAAATTGAGACAAATCTTCAAATTGCACAAATCAGCCACTGAAAGGTCTCTTCCTATACGATTACACACATATTGTCGTTTTTCTTCTGTTTTCGCATTAGGGGTCACGTAACTATGCCTAATTCGATATACTGACGGACGGAAAAGTCTGTCACCCTTACCTGATAGTCTTATCTTAGTTATATGCTCAGATAATCCCAGAGCAATATCTTTATCAAATAATCCCCATTTGATTAATGTGTTATGAGTAACCCACCCATAGCAATTACATTTATGACAATAGTACCAAGATACATCATCATCATTCTGAGGAATACTGATATACATGTGTGTATTCTTAGACTTTAGAGAATCTCCACATTCCATACATTTACAAGTAACGAATGTTCCACCAGAGGCAGTTCTAGCAGTTGGAATATTAGTTAATAGGAATTGTCTATACAAATTCCAATCCACTAAACTCACCTCCTTTTAGATATTATTTACTAGATTTTCTAGTACGTCTTTTATATTGATTTTCAGCCTGTTGTAAAAGTTTATCTTCTACAGCTTTCTGTTTAACAGCCTTCTCTGCTTTTTTCTTCTTCTCTTTCTTCTTGGCTGCTCTAGCTTCTTTACGTTTCTCAAATTCTTTAGACTCTTCATATTTCTCATCTATAAAATTGAGAAAATCTCTAAAATCACCACCAATATTCTCTTTGAAAAGAGCAATAGCAACACCAGCTAAAGGATTATAATTATCAGACTTAGCACACTTAACAACAGTCTTAGAACCATTACTCCATATTAAAATTGTAGCATTCTTATTAAATTTAATATCAATAAGAGTTTTATCAGCAGCGAGAGGATAACCAAATGTTCTGTAAATGAATTCTTGTGAATAATTCCTAGCATTTCTATTAGATACAGCGAAATCAATAGTATATTCTATATCACCTAATCTAATTGGTTCATCAATATCACAATTCCTGTCAAATCCAGGAAATTCTACTATAGGTACCTGTTGCCATTTACTAAAATCATTATTCTTAATATCATCCATTACTGAATCCTCGAAATCTTTATCTGCATTATACTTTGCAAAATCATGGAATTCTTCATCATTCTCTAGTGAATATATAATATCATAATCATCATGGCCATAAGTTGTAGTATATAATTTTGCATTAGATATTATTAACTTTTTTGTATCGAATATATAATGTACACCAGCCGAATCAAGATTAAAAGGTTTTTCACCATCAATATAAAAAGGACCAGGAAACATTATATAATGCTCTACTTCGCATTCTGAAATATTTGGATAAAATAATATATTATCTTTTAATTCATAAAAGCTTATTAAATATTTAGCATTATTACTATCCCTACGTATCCATATTTTATAGAATGTATCACCTTTTAATTTATATATTTCTATACTAGATTTATCTTCGTTAGTTTCAATTGCTACCGTTTTGATAGAAATGTTATCATCTTCTTTTAATAACTTATTATCATATATATTCTTCATAAACATATACACATCATAATTTTGATTAATTACATCAAATACTAGCTCTCGTATTTGTGCAATGTTTGATTTTTCAGGAATATATTTTTCGAATATATCATCGATACAAAATAACGCTCTACTACGTAAAGAATATGTTGCTATTAAATCATTAAAATGATAACACTCATCGATAACGATAGGAATAGGTAAAATTAGTGACTGACGGTTATATATCTCATAATGATCTTTATCAATATACCAACTTATATCAGATTTATCTAAACTTAATTCTACTCTATTCATAAGAATAGAATTTTTACGCATTGTTATACGATACCAACATGCATTAGAGCAAATTACATCTATAGTTATTATCGGTTTGGATTCATGTTGTTTACATGTGATATCAATTATATCAATCTTATTATTATCCATAATATATTTCCTCTAATCTTCTATATCTTTATTTTCTAGACTCTCTTTTATTATTGAGTCAACTTTATCTTTCTCATATTGATTTATTACATAAGTCTTCTTAGTTTCAGGTGAGTTAATTTCTTCTACTGTAATTAAATAATGTTTCATTGATTATTTATTCCCCTTCATAGCTTTTTTATAAATAGCATCTGCTGTTGTATTGATAATATATTTAGAAACAGATGGATACATATCAGATTCATAGAATGATAATTCGGTAATAAAGTCATCATACTCTGAAGTGATACGATATAACACATGGTCTTTATCTTTCAAACTCTCTATAACTAATGAATTAGCATTCTCTAAGAATTCCTTTAATATAAGTATAAAGCTTACCACTTTACCATCTGAATCTAATTGTTGTTTAAAGAATGGAATAGCAGGTTTATGAGATTCAGGTTCAAATAATATTATAGGATTATCTTTATACTTCATAATATCATTAACCATTATAGAGAATTTAAGATGGCTCTTCATATTCTCTGTACCTGCTAATCTAAATGTGATTCTAGCTGCATTACCAGCCGATTTTTCAAATGAAAATAATAGTGAGTCAAATACCTCTTGCTTATCTATTTTTTCTCGTTTCTTAAACATTTATCACAACCCTCCTAGAGTATTCTTATAGATAAGTGAATGCCTTAATAAATATCAAAAATTTAAGGGGCATGTATTTCTACATACCCCTCGTTAGTCAGTGAGTTATTACTCCTCCTCGTTTCAAATTTTTCATTACAGTATCAGAATCAACTTCTATATTAATTGGTCCTGCACTTATCTGTGTCTTAATTCTTGGTTTAAGTTTATCCAATGGATCTTGAATAACACCAACAGGATCAATAGAACTTAAACCACCTTCTACATTGACATTCACATCTAGATTATCCCTTATGAATTCAAATGTCTTCTTACACATATTCAGGAATGGATTACTCTGTTTAATAGGTTTTCTGCTTCTAGGAGCAGTACTAGGAATAACCAAATCCCCTTTTCTTTCATTACCGTGACGTCTTCTGATTTCCTCCTTCTCTTTTTCAATCTTTTTGATTTCTATAGCTGACTCTTCGTCAGTTAAAAATGAGAACGGACTGATGATTTCTTTCACAATACACCTCCTTATAATAAACAAAACATAAAGAGGTAGGGTAATTATACCCTACCTCATATATAAATATAATTAAAATTACTACCAAACAATTAGTACAAGAGACACATAAGTTGTAGTTCTTCCAAAACTATCGGAGCAATACAATCAATAGTCTTACCATGTAATTCAGGATTATGATAATCAATAACCTGGAAGGAACTACTTATAACCGTAGCAAATGTAGATAATATCTGCTGTAATACCTTTTCGTTACGATACTTATCTATAAGCATTGGATAATACTGACTAGACTTTAAATCCTTTTCTTCTTTCTTATTAATTGTCTTTCTAGGAACAATTCTTATAGCTTTACCGCTTATTACATATGGCATAATTATCATATAATTATCCAATAGTATTTTCTTCGCAGCTAGCATCAATTTAATATAATCTGTTGCAGGTTCAATAGAATATACAGATTCTACATCACCAAAGTACTTATAAAACATATTAAATATCAACTGCTTCTGGAAGTTATTTACAAATGAACCAGAGTCATTCTTTAAGTTCTCTCTATAGAATTCTATTTCCTTCTCATCAAAAGGACCATATTGAGATTCAATAATCTTCATAGTCTCTATAGAATTTACCTTATTCTGAATATACAAAGATTCATTAGTTCTTATAAGACCTGCTTCATACTTCATTTATGTTAGCTATATGTCGCCATATAGATCAGACTATATCTTCATCTTAAATACTGTTACCATATTTAAAATGCTCCCCATTTCGATTTAAGGGATTCTCACCCACCTATTATATAAATAGGCCCTACTCTACTCGCTTCTTCATATAGATATTTCTTCTATACTATGCTTTCGATAGTCGTTGAACCTTACTCAATCATCAATGATTCCATACTTTCGTGATATATCTAACCAACTATGTCCACCTTTAATATTAGTTACAATTTTTCTTATATTACAATCTGGTCGATTAATAATATCTGAAATTTCTGCAGGTGTTTTTCCTTCTATAATTAATTCACAAATTTTACTTACTTCATCATTAGACAATTTTGAATTTTGGTGATTCTCACAATAATGAAATAATTTATTTCTCGAAGCATGCTTCATATTTTCATCATGTGTTGTCCATTCTAAATTCCATACCCAATTATGATATTTAATGCCATCTTTATGATTGACATCAAACATATCTGAATTAATTATAGGAACAAAACTTTCTAATACTAGTCTATGAACTTGTCTACATACATGGGATTGATCTTTTAATCTCAAACGTATTGTTATATATTTATCTTTATCATAATTCATATTTTGCGGAAGATAATGATTTGTTTCTTTATTATATAATCTTCCATAATTACTTATAAGATAAATATCTTCAATATTCTGCACTACTTCTTCGTTTAATGAAATCCAAAATTCATTATAAATACAATCAATTTCTGTAGGTAATATCATAATTCCCTCCACAAAATTGATGATTGGGTCTTGGCTGCTGATTGTCTACTAGAGAGTTCCCAGCAGTTAAAGGAGTTTTAATTCGACTCGTATAAGTCAATCGAATTCAGATGTGGCATCTTCACCATCTCTCTTACTAGAAGATAATGGCACGAAACTATATTCATATTCAATATCTGTTATCTGACACTTTGTATTCTTGATTACAGAAGTATAGTTTAATGCGACTATATTCTTATCAAATGCATACTTAGGCATAATATTTAATATGATATTGTTTACAGACTCCAATGAATGAGTTGCTACATCTTTACCTCTTACATCTTGTTTTGCCCATAGAATTGCATTCTTATATTCTGATTTAGACACGTTACTATAAGATGTAGTATATAACTTAGAGAAGATATCAGCAGCAGGAAATCTCTGCAATATGATATCATATACATCCAAGATAAAATCATCTATCTCAGTAATTCTATTCACATGAGCAAAGTGGATTGTCAGAGGTATAGCACAATCCATCAATATACTAATCTCTAAAAGCATCTTAGCATGGTCATTAGTATATTGTAATGATTCCGAAATATTCTTGTAAGTCAAATCAAGTTTATAGTTATATTCTGTCATCAATACAACTTTTCTCTTGATAGATTCCCCTAGAACATATGTCCTCATATCATGCATGAAGTTTGCGTAATCGTATCCTTCTACATTATCTATCATGAACTTGATTCTTGCTAGATAAACAAATAATTCCTTATCAGTATCAAAATACTTCTCAAAGTAATTCAATACTTGGCAAAGATGGTCTCTTAAGTCCTGGCTATTATAACACTTCTTAGGTCTAATTACAAAATAATCCAGATTATCTGAAGATATATTCAAGCTAGCACTTATAGGAGCAATAATAATATTCTTCGAAGATGAGAATATCACATCTTCTGGTTGACAAACCCAAGTATCCACTTTGGGTATTGTTGTAATAAATGGTTGTATTATTTCCATCACATAAACCCCCTTGTCAATATTCAATTTCCCTTATATTATTGATTTGCTATTGACTCGGGTTAGAAAAAATAATTGTTTGCATTACGAATCTCCTTTTTAAAGTAGATTTTCTTAATCCACTTCAATTATATAATATATTATTATATTATTTTTTACCAACTCGTTTTGTTGTTTTAGTGGAGTTAATTGCAGAAGTCTTCTTAATAGTAGAAGTCTTACCTGTGGTTGTAACCAATCTACTTTTTGCCTTATCTGATAAATTATACTTACCTAATTTCTTAGCTAAGTCTTTATCAACTACAAGTTTCTTCTTCTTGTCTCGTTTCTTCTCTTCTTCTTCTCTTAAAGCAATCTTTAAATCGGCTCCCATTATCTGAGATGCCATATTCATTAGATTAAACTTCTCTGCCGAAATATAAGATATAGTTTTATATAACCCACGTTCTTCCATATAAAGATATGCAAAGTATAATGACTTTACATAACCTACAGAATCATTAGGATTCTTGACCACAGCTTTCTTCTGTATAGCTTCCTTAGACATTTTAAACTCTAATTCATTTAAAAATAATCCTTTTTCCATAAAAGTATGGGCATGATTATATACAAATGCAGGGTCATTAGAAAAGAACTGTATATCAAATTTCTTTAAATTAGTTCCACCAGCTGTATCATTATCGGATGATGTATAAAACTTAAATACTACATCATAGTAGAAATTCTCTATAACTTCTGAAGGTACTTTGAGATGGGCATAATAAATATTATTATCTCTATCTCTATAAAGATAATATCCCATTTTACCTTTTTCACGAAGCATTACGTTATCAAACTTAGCTTTATAGTTATTCTTTATAGCTTCTCTTACAAGAGGTGTAAAGGTAGCATTATTCTTACCCATAGGATTAGAAATATAATCTTCTAATGTCATATTACAGTTTCCTCCTAAACAGTTTATAATAACAGGGCTATCTGAATTAAGCCCTGTTATTATATTGTAGGTATAATTAATATGTATTTATAGTTGTAGACTGTAATAAGCACTGATTTGATGTAACCATCATAGTTATAATCTTAGAAATAGCATCTAAGATAACAGAATCTGTCTTAATAGAACAGAGTACATCATCACCAGCTTTAACCTCTTCCAAGTCAGTAGCATTGAATAAGTCGATTACATTGAAAGGCATATCATTAGCAATAGAACGTGCTATAATATCATCAATCTTGTCCCCTTCAATTACAGAACCATAGAGAATATATGCTGCTTTATAGTATGCCTTAAGAATAGCAATAATAATCTGCTTTTCAATATCAGTAAACTCAGCATCTTCTGTGTATAATTTATAAATAGCTGATAATCCTTCGAAATTTGCAGCTCTGCCAACTCCATTCTCGGCTGCAGATGCACAGTTCAATACAGCATCTTCAACTAGGTCTCTAAGTGAATCTCTATCTGATACAGAAATACCGCCTACCATGAATTCAATCATATTAGCTTCAAGACAATTCAATCTCTTCTTTAATCTTCCGATTGTTAAGATATCATCATTGTTCTCTGTAGCCTTCTTAATCTCAGCACTAAGGAAGTTCTTTAATGCTTCATAAGAAGTATCATTCTCATCCATAAGTGCTTTAGGATTGATGAACTTTGTCTTATTATTGTCAGCAACAACTAATTCTGCTGTACCAGCAAAATTATGAATAGTCTCTAATGTAGGAGCTTCTCCTGTCTCCTGGTCATGCTTCTGGATATCGGGATTAATATACTTCTTAATTGCCTTACATCCACAGAGATTCTCAATATCCAAAGCAATAGCTTCATCAGTACCATGTATATCTGAGATAATCAAGATAGGAGGCTTCTGATTGTTCATATTATTTCTGGTATACTCATACATAATCTGAACTAACTGAGTTAAGACACCACTTCCGTCTCTACTAATCATAGGAGTTATGATAACGGTAGGTGTCATCTCATCTCTCTCTTTATAAGGAGTAATAATATTATCATAGATAATCTTCTCGAAATATGTAATCATTTCAGGAGTATCTATAGGGTCAGGAAATGCATAAATATGAGGATTATGAATATCAGCTGTACCAGCACCACTTGCAGTTACATTATTAATATATGCAGGGTCTGAATAACCAGCATTGATTGTCATACCATCATAAATTCTAATCTTAGTATCAGCATCATTAGATATAGTCACATCTACATTTACATTGAATCCATAATCTCTATAAACAGATGTAATCTGCTCAGATATAGTCTCATTACCATTAGTGGATATCATACAAATCTTATAAATATCATCTAAAGTAATATCTCTCTTTTTAGAATCAATAATCTCCTGGCATTTCTTAACTACATCCTGGAAAGTCTTAACAAGTTTTCTAGGAGGGATATTATTGCTATCTTTAATCTTAAGCATCTCTGAATAAATCAATGATGATAAGATAACAGCTGATGTTGTACCATCACCTACCTGTTTAACTACATACTGACAGATATCACACAATTCTGCCTGCATAGACATCTCTAAGGGTAAATCAAAGATAATATTCTTTAATACCTTTAAACCATCTTTAGAATAGTCTGAAGTGATAGTTCTAATAGAATCGCCCTTTATAATAGCTGTATATGATCCCATAGGGCCATAAGTCTTAGAGAGAAACTCTCTAAGTGCAGCAAGTGTATTCTCCTGAACTTCTTTTAACTTATCTTCTGTAACTACATTGTTCATACACTGTTTAGAGCAACCTAATTCAACCTTCTTTTCTTCTTTAGTAGAATGAAACTCTGTTGCTAATGCAGTGTCCAAGTTCTTCTTTATATCTTTAATATCATTCATTTGTAGAATTATCTTCCTTTCTTCTAGAATATAAATCAAATTTTGTGATATTACATCTCATATTATCTAATATAGCATAAGTCTTGAATCTCTCATCAATCTTATCCATATCTTCAATTACATTAAATTTATATCTTGCTATATAAATATTCTTATCTCTTAATAGGTGAGCATATTTATGCATACCTTTATCATCAAAATCTTTAATAAAGAATTGATGATATTTATCAGGTTCTACTATATCACTTAATAATACTCTAGTATAATCTTTTAGTATAGGAATTTTATCCAATAATTCGTACTCTAATTTATTATTACATAAAATACTAAATGTAGCACCTGAAGTTGCTAGATTAGGTAATAGATTAGCTAAATCTGTAATCATTGACCTATCTAATATATCAGCATAATACTGATCCATAAACTGGTTATAGTAATCATCTGCTAGACTAACGTCCTTCAAGCAGAGTGTCAAAGGATTCTTTTGTGGTCTATCATATATTGTCCACTTCATATTTTCGATATTGTCGTTATCCTTGAAGAACTCTGCTGAAAAGACACTAGTATCGAAAAAATTTTGGGCTATTAAAACTAATAGCCCAAAATCTATATCAATCAAACAATCAAATGAAACTAATGGATTTAGAATTCCTCGAGTATTTATTTCCGAAAAACTCAATTTGGTAATCTCTTTGGAATCCGCCATTTATTTAGTCCTCTTCCATAGGTAAATCATTCATTACATCATCTAAAGATGTACTGTTTGATGTACCACCCTTATTAAATGAACCGCTACCATTAAAGAAATTGTTGTCAGACTTAGAATAACTTCCACCATTACCCTGTCTCTCAATTCCTAACTTATCATAGATAGGATTCATCTTATTCATTACAGCTCTGTAATCATATCTTGCTAAATCAAGTACAGAATATGCAACAGCGCCATTCATGTTATCGGCAAATGTCTTAATTGTCTGCTGTAACTGCGTAAACTCAATATCATCATAGAACTCTTTCTCATATGATCCCATGTCTTCATAGTTCTTTAATGTAATTCCATAATGATATCCCTTATTAAACTTATATGTATACTTAGATACATACTGTCCTGAATCATTAACCTTGGCAATAGTAATAGCAGGATCTTTTCCTAAGAGATGAATCATAATAACTGTAGATATCTCTCCAAGACCTGTATTAACACCATATGCTGCATCTGTCTTATACTTACCAGCAGCTACATCTTCATTGAACTTCTGAATCTGATTGTAGAACAATAAAGCCTTAGTAGGAGTTAAGTAACAAGATGTCAATGTCTCAAACTGGAATCCGTCCTTCTCTTCAGACATATCAATTATAAGCATACCACTCTTAAAAGAGAAACCAAGTCTGATTTTATCCTGACCCTTAAACTGCATACGAGAATAATATGTAGACTCATACATCTTATTACTCTTAGTTCCACTATTATTGTTTCTAATATCTCCTAATGCCATTATATTTAACCTCCATATATTATATTAATACTACTATTAATTTGTTAGTATAATATTAATTTTTAATTAATTAGATATATTCTAAAGATAGAATCAGTTTCATTGGATAAATCTAATACAGAAACAGCTCCAGCAGCGCAGTAATGAATATCTGGTTCTCTACTACACTTAATCTTAGTATACTCTGGATTATTTTTACCTAGGTAAAACTCTAATGATTTTGTATTAATTACATTAATGACAAAGCTAGCATATAAATCTTTAATATTTGATATAGTTTTTAATGAATCAACCTTCTTCTTTGTAACTATATCTATGTATTTTGTTGTAATAGCCTGATCTTGTAGAGATGTCTTTGCAATACCTGCAGTACTATTAAAGTAATCATAAAGCATCTCCATAAAAGAAGCTACAATATTCGGATCTTGAAATGCTGTAAGCATAACTTTCTGCACATCATATACAGTAATCTTGTTTTCCATTGTTTTTAAACACTATCTCCTCTCCACATTATACCGTTTTTATCTAAGTATGTAATTGGCTCATCCTCTCGATATCCTACTCTACTTACTATATGATTATATTGATACTTATTCATAGCACAATTTGCATATCTAATTTGAATTTCTACTCTAGGTTTAATTGAATATAATTTGTTTACTCTGCCAGAGAAACACATATTATCATCTAACCAAATAGTCTCATTAAACATGTCTAGAAATTTCTTTTCAATATTATCAGGATCAGGTTTCTTTATATGAAAATCTAATCCCATCTCTGCTATAAATACATCCGATCTAGTATAATTATTAGGAGTTGGAAAGAATGCATTTATATTACAAGCAAAAGGTGTTTGTATAAACTGTTGAAGTTGTATAACTTCAGTATCAACTAATCTATGTAAATAATTTGCGTCATCACCAGCTCTTGGTTGATATACATGAACATATGGTGAACTAACAGCTGCAGTCATATAATTCTTTGGTGTAATTAATCTATATCTATGTCTTGGTGTTCCCTCAGGAACCATATATAGAACAATTAAAAAATCATAAAACTCGAGATTATTGATAATATTGAATGCTCTATCCATTATCTGATCCCGTAGTCCATCTGTTAGTTTATATTTATCATCCATCCAAGCTAGACGTTCTCCATAATCGTTAGGAATCATCGAATATTTTTCTTCATATTCTTTTTGTTTCTGTTTTCGATTTTTCATAAAATCTTCTCCCTACAATCATTATATTAAAGTAGGTCTATATATATTATTTTACAAAATAAAGTCATAGAGGATAAACCTCTATGACTTCTTATAATTACTTAGAACTTCTCAAGAAAATTATAAAAACTATCAGACTCTATAAACGATTTACATCCATTCATAGAATCATTTCTTATCTCATTATATCTAGCTTCATCAGAGTAAACTATAGATACAATTGTATCCGTATTAACACCAAATCTCAATTTAACAGTATTTACAAAATCTTCAAATATATCTCTGTTTCCTCTATGGTGTTTAAATCCTCTACGGAAATATAATGATTGATAATAGAAGTATGCATACAGCATTACATAACACGTTCTTTTAAAAATATATGACTCTAATTCAGGATGAGTATATAATATATCCCACCATGGTTCTATAGATGCATCTATATAATCTTTATATGATTTATCTATGTAGAATTCATCCTGCTTAAACATGCTTCTACTTATAGAATCTTCGTTATATACCCATTTATAGGTATAAGATTTAACCATAGTATATGTTTTTTCTACTGCTGTAATAGCAGCAAAAACTGTCATATTGAAGTATAAATCTTCATTAGTTTCTAGGTTCTCTTTAAAGGTAATATTATTATCTTTTAAGAATTTCATATTGTAAAACTTACCATGTAACCATGTAATATTAGTCCTATCGTATGTCTTTCCATAAGAACCTAATTCAGGATTATAATCTCTGAATTCTGTTACTACTAGAGACTCTTCTTTTCGTTCATCTACTGCTTGAGTAAATTCTTTTACCATATCTAATTCAAATAAATCATCATGATCAATAAAAGTAATCCATTCTCCAGTAGCATTACTCATACCATCTAATCTAGTATTAGCAGGACAATGTATTTCCCTAGGCTTATTCTTAAAATATTTGATATTCAATTTAGATTTATATGGTTCTACTAATTCCATAAAGTTATCTGTAGAATTATCATCCTGGATAATAACTTCTAAAGGAATCTTCTTAGTTTGATTTACGATAGAATCTAGTAATCTTTCTATATAATTTCTACAATTATAACAAGGAATAACTATAGAAAGATAAGGTTGTATAGGTTCTTCTACAACAGGCTCTTTTTTCTTTCTGGTAGAAATTTTCTTTGTTGTAGTTTTCTTTGTAGATTCTTTTTTGGATTTAGTAGTTGTCTTAGCCTTCTTTTCTTCAGGCTTTTTCTTCATTATATTCATTTTATTCTCCTAAATCAGTAGAATTTAGAGTATCATCAGTAATATTATTATCTAGATATTCAACTACTTCAAAAGTTCCATCATCGACCAATGTATCAGGTTCTTCATCAGTAGGAGGTATAATGACCTCATCATCTATAAGAGGAGCTAAAGCACTTAAATCTCTTACAGGAACAGTGTTAGGAATAGTCTTCTCTAATTCATCATATACATCATTAAGTTCTTGAATCTTCTCTTCTAAATGTGCTTCCATATAATCATCTATAGATTGATTATGCTGTTCTTGCGTCTCATCTTTAGGAGGAGCAGATTCATATTCAGCTAATTCTTTAGATAATTCTTCGTCTTCTGCTTCTATTCTCTCTATATCTTCAGTAAAGCAATTATTATAGATATCTGTAAATATATCTACTAATTGAGTATCATCTTTTATAGTAAGAGATAACTCATTAATCACATCTATATCTAATAACTCATTGAGATATTTAAATATCATTTTATCGTCTTTATAATTATCGGCTAATTCTCTAGACTTACTAGAACACTTATTAAATATAAAATCACTAATGGTATTAATTATATCATTATATACTTTACTATTATCCTCTCCTTCATCTCTGAATTCATCAATAACAATAGTAGAAGCAAATTCAATAATTATAGGTAATACAGCATTCTTAGTATCGTACATTATCTTATTAACTATTTTAGATGCTTCTTCTAGAGCTTTATTTCTTTTTTTTCTATTCACAATACCTAAAACTAGAACTACCACAAAAATAATAACAAAAAGAATAGTTCCTATAATAACAATATCTTTCATAAATAAGATACCTCCTTATTATTTTAAAGTTTGAAGCATAATTCTTAATTATAATATCTAATGTATTAGTATTTTATAGTTAAAACATCGATATAACCCAAATAAGGAGGTTATAAACTTATGGTTCAAGAACAAGTAGTAGCCCCTATTAAAATATACATACAGCGTGAAACTACCAACCAATCGTTCATGGATATGCATTATTATCTAAAACGTATTGGTGTTAGAAATAATGACTTCTTTTTAGCTTTATATAATCCTGCATTAGCAGGAGTAGACCCGAGAGATCCAAATCTTTCTGTAATGCAAAAAGCAATGGTATTAAATGAAATACGAGTTAATTATTGGTATTTCTTAAGAGAAGTTGTTAGAGTACCACAAACGGGTAGTTCTGCTTCAGGAGGCGCTAGATATAAGTTAGATAGAGCAGGCTTAGCGATGAACTTTTTATTCATACTAAATTATAGTATGTATGTAGAACTTCCTCGACAGTCTGGTAAAACAACCACAGCCAGAATTCGTTACTTATGGTTATATAACTTCGGAACAACCAACTCACAGATGATGTTTATCCATAAAGCACATTCTGGTTCTAAGGAAAATCTTAAAGTATTAAAAGAGATTAGAGATACATTACCTAATTATCTTAGAATGGAAGCTGTAACAAATGCAAATGGTCAGAAATTAAAAGTACCTAATACTGTAGAGAAAATGGAGCATCCACTAAATCATAACACTATAGTTACATTCCCTTCTGCTAGATCAGAAGATGCTGCAGATAAACTGGGAAGAGGTTGTACTATGCCATTACAGTTCTATGATGAGTTTGCATTTATGCCTTATAATAAAACAGTATATGCTGCAGCTATTCCTGCATATTCTAAAGCTGCTTCTATAGCAAAGAGCTATAATGCTCCTTATGGAGTATTCATAGCATCAACTCCTGGTGATCCTGTCACTAAGGAAGGACAGTATGCACAAGAGTTGATTAATAAGTCTAGTAGATGGGATGAATCATATCTCGACTACTCATATGAGCAATTAGAGGAATTAAGAAAAGCCAATACACAATCAATGTTCTTCTATATCAAATTCTCATATAAACAATTGGGATTATCAGAAGAGTGGTTCTCAGAAATATGTACACAGATGGCAAACGATTGGCCTAAGATACGACGAGAAGTATTACTTGAGTGGGAGACCATTACAGAAAATGCAGCATTTAATATGGAAGACCTTGAAATTATCAAAGCACATTGTAGAGAGCCTATTAGAACTCTTAAGTTTGGTAGAGTTGGTCAATACTTATTTGATGTATATGAAGATATTGACCTCACATACCCTCCTATTATTGGAGTCGATGTATCTGGTGCTGCTATGCGAGATTCATCTGCAATTACAGTAGTAGATTCACGAACAACTCGTGTTTGTGCCACATTCCATTGTAATTTTATACCACAAGATGATCTTGCAGACTTAATATATGTACTAGTGAATCAATATATGCCAACCTCGGTAGTAAATATCGAGCTCAATGGAGCAGATTAGGAATGATTTCTACCAGTGTAATGGTAGTTGATATATTTCTATATGTCTCAGCTTATAGGGTAACCTGTAAGTTTCAACGGTGTTAATTGCTATGATAATGGGTTAGAGCTTAATATGCTACAACGTAATCAGTAATGATAAGCGTGATAGTTACGAAAGTAGAAAAAAGTTATTAAGACGATAATAAGGTTAAATCCTAAGTTATCATTAACAAGCCCAGGTATAGCAGCGAAATATCTCATAGAGATATACGTTCAACGATCATCCCTTGACGAGGGAGTAGAACCTCAAGCTTATGGAGGAAGAAAAATACCGGTCCTATTAAATGCATAATAGGAATGACACATGATCTGGTCACGTCCTGTAATGGGAGTGATATGGAATTGACCATACATTATAGAGTTGCGACTATAATGAAACTATACGGTTTTGGAAGAAGTGTTGTCCAAAGACTTGTTAAGACTAATGTAAAGAAGAATCTATACTTTGAAATTAAAGAAAAGGTTATAGAAGAAGTAATCACTGGTCATATGGTTGGTAAACGTAATGCTCTTGTTAAAGTATATGGATTGAATTCTAATAAAGAAGTTCGTGCTAGATTAATAGAGTTATTATATGATAGAGTAAATTATCATAAGGATAAATTTATTGCTCCTATTCTTTATGAAGAGATGCTCGGCATGCAAGTGAAGCGTAACGGTAAAGTAGAGCACTCTGATAATACTCATGATGACCAAGTATTTTCATATCTCATGGCTATGTATGTCTGGTATGACGGTAAGAACGTCATGGAAAACTGGAATATCATGAAGAATACTATCAAAACAGATGAAGATGAAGAGATAGTAGATGGTGATATTGAAAGAGATTCCAAAGGTGAAACTGTCAATGTAGATGTATATGAATATATAGATGATGACGATATACAATCTCAAATGCAGTATCTAAATGATAGGAATAAAACTGGTATTCTCTATCAAGATTATGAGAAAGAAATCAGAGATAGAGAAGACGATCAAGTCAGATATATGATGGGTACTGATCCTACATTTAGAAAAGCTATTCATAATGCATATCATGAACCAGATAATGAGAATGGTATGAGGACTATGATATTACTTCCTAATGAAATATTTGGAGATGAAGATGATATAGAGATGCAGAGAATGCAAGAATTACATGGTAATCTATTTAATGACTTTATGGATTTATAAAAGATAAGGACTAGGGATATAATATCCCTAGTCCATTATTTTATCAGATCATATGTATGCTAGCATAGTATAAGAAACTACTTATACCTAATGCCAAAAATATATTACATCCAATACAAATCTTTGGTGCAACTAGATGTTGTTTTAAGTATTCCTTATCCTTATTCTGTTTATATATCTTCATGGTATCATGGAAATCTTGAAGACTTCTTAAAATAAATAATATATCTCCTATGAGTATTAGAACACATGAGGAGAATAACCAAAAATATTTGAATAAAAATAGAAAAGCATCTTTCATAATCATTCCCTCACTTTCTATATATTTTTATTAATATGTCAAAATATAAAAGTAAGGAATTTCAATAATATATAATATAGATAAGAAGCATAAGAGAAATAAAATGAAAGGAGTTATTTCAATGACTGATTATCTTTATATTCTCAGCAATAATATATCTCTGATATATTTAAATGAATATAAGAAGAAAAACAATATTAAATTCTATGTAATTTATATTGTATTATATTATCTGTCATTATATCTTAAAGAAAAGATTAATGGACTGTAATTAATGGTTACAGTGTAGATATATAATTAGCAAGCGAAGTTTATTGGTTATTCTCTACTCTTTAATCTCTTATGCTTCTATTATATAGTTGTATTGTATAATGGTAAAAGTATATAATTTCAATAATATATAATATAGATAAGAAGCATAGAAGAAATATTAAGAAAGGAGATTAAATAATGATAGATTGTCTATATTATATTCTTCATAATATATCAGTGATATATTACCATAGATATATGAAAGACAATGATATTAAATGCCAAACCATTTATATCATCACATCTTATTTATCGTTATATCTTAAAGAAAAGATTAACGAGACTATCGTGCCTGATAGTAATATCTTTTAATGACTTTTATTCTATTGAATAATAAGTTTTGAAGGTATTAATCTAATTTCTATCTTCTATGCTTCTATTATATAGTTGTAATATTAATAAAAGTTCAAAATTTCAATTATATATAATATAGGTGTATAAACAAACAATATTCCATTATGAAAGGAGATTAATAATATGGGAAAATCAAAAACGCCACCAATGAGTAAAGACTTAAAGATGTTTCTTACACTGGTTTGTAAAGATGCTCATATTGACTTAGAAAGATTCTTAGAAGATGATTTTGAGACAACAAACACTCAAAGAATTTATTTATCTAATCTAAGATTCGCGTTTAATGAAGTCGTCGAAATGAAAAAAGATGAAAAGATGCTTAAGAACTTAAAGAAGAAAGTATCTAATGATTCTGAAGCTGTAGAGTTTATTGAGGAATTACAAACCGCTATGTTTATGTTACATTAAGGAGGTTATTTAATATGGATATGACAGCTATGGATATCTGCTATGCTACAGGCAGATACACAGATGAATGTGATTGTAGCATTTGTCCCAATAAGTATGAATGCTCAGGAAGTCCTGAGGATGAAGATGAATGTGAGGAGGATTGATAATGGCAGAGTCATTTAAGACATTTACTTATAATACCAATAATGTAGATATCAAGTTTATTGATGGTACATCATTACGCATCCAAGAAGCTTTACATATTCATGATTCTGATGGAGTAGAATTAAATGATAATTTCATATTATATCACCAAAATAAAGGTGATATACATAAGAGAATTATTGTACCTTTAACTAATGTAAAGTATATTGAAGAATGTGAAGTTATTAAATCAAAGGAGGATTAATTTATGAACAAAGTAGTTAAGGTTTTAATCGGAGTTGCAGTGGTAATCGCAGCAGATATATCTGCGCAGTATATTTCCAAGGGCATTGAGAAAGGTGCCAGAGCTATCAAAGTTAAAGTAAAATCAAAGCGTGACCAGGCTAATGTAGAGGAGATTGCCCCCGATAGTTTCCAGGAGGTATAATCTATGTGGAAGAAATACTTAATCCAGTTTGCTATAACTACAGCATCGTTTGTAGTATTAGATATAGCAAAGGATGTATTTGATAAGAACATTGATGAGGTTGCTCTCAAGGTGAATAAGAATATTTACCAAATAAAGAAGAAAGAACCTCAGGAGGTTTAATATGGATTGGTCAGATTGGTCTACTGTAGGTAGCACAAAATAAAATTGAATAACAGAGCAAAAGAGGTAGGGATTAGTTCCCTACCTCTTTTATTTTTTCTAATAGTATGGCAGAACTAAAAAGAAAAAGGCAAGAGTGGTAAGCGAAGGGCATTTTGACGTTAGTTTTATAATGTAACTCTTATAAACAAAAGGGGGTTAGTTCTCTTGTCTTTGGGGACAAATTGTTGCAATTTGCTTAAGTGCTCTAAGGGTGCGAGCATATTGTTCAATAAATTGAACGAGGTTTGGCTTCACCACCACTCTTTACTTAAAAGTTATATGTATTTTAATTTACAAAAAAAACACCCCAGAGACTGCACTAGTCTCTGGGGCATTCTTTAAGTAGCTTATGTAAAGGGTGGAACAATTAATCATGTTTTTGATTAATGTTTCTTTTTCTTGTTACTGTTGAATTGTACGTTATTGTTGTTGTGAGTATTCTTCTGTGTGGACTCTTCAGTTGTAGCTTCTTCAGCTTCTTCTACAGTATCTTCTACTGTTTCTTCTTCAGATTCAACTTCTTCAGTTGTCTCTTCTGTATTGACTTGTTCGTCGTCGGTCTCATCGACATCGATGTTTTCATCAGCAACTGCTTCGTCTTCTACAATAACCTCGTCGTCAGCACCATCATTTGTCTCTTCCTGAGCAACGGGTTCTTCAACAACTTCAACAACTTCTTCTTCAGTAACTATATCTTCAGTGGAAGCTTCTACTTCATTCTGGGGTGTCGTAGACTCTTCCACGTTCGATTTTTTTAATTCTTCTTCCTCTATAACCTTAGGCTCTTCAACCTTCTTCTCTTCTACTACGGGAGCAGGAGTTTCTACAACAGGTTCGTTCTTCTCTACGGCTTTAATAGGAATAATATCAGATACAGGCTTGTTAGGCTTGCCATTCTCAGGCATAGTATGATGTAATCTATCAAGATTCTCACCTGTAACTCTAACCATTTCTTTATTAGGATCTGCATACTTACGATATACAGGACCATAAGTCATATATGTCTTTACTTCTTGTTTTGTAAGTAAAGCAACGAATGGTTTCTTTGATCTCTCTTGTCCAGGGATACAGATTATCCTAAGAGGTCTAACTTCATAAAGAAATCTTTCATCCATGATATTTATCACCTTTCTATATTTTTTATATGAATATTACTGACCAAGAACAGCATCAAGTAATTCATCATCTTCTTCTTCACCAACTAATGACTCTACTTCAGCATCAGTAAGTTCAGATTCATCTTCAGCAGCTTTGATGAGTTCATCTTCAACCTTTTCAGATTTCTCTTCACCATCAACAGCCTCTTCAGCAAATACATCATCAAGATTAGCTGATTCAAGACCAACATCACCAGGTAACTCTGATTCACCTTCAAGACCAGGCTCACCATCTAAGCTACTATCTGTATTAACGTTAGCATTGTCATCGAGTTCAGGAGTCTGATTATCTTCGATTTCTTCAACTCCTTCTTTCTTACAGCTATCATCTACGACATCTTCATCATCGTCGTCATCATCTTCATCAGAGAAAGTGTCATCGAGATTCTCATCAGGCGTTGTCTCGCCATCATAAACAACAGGAGCTTCAGGCTCTTCTGCAGATGCATCGGGAGCGATATCTTCAGGTTCTTCCTTCTTCTCACACTCACCATCTTCGCAGCCTTCACCTTCTTTATGACATCCTTCATCCTCAGGTGCAGGTTCACCTTCATCAGATGCTTCGCCATTATCAGTTGCAGGAGCTGTATCATAATCGATTTCAACTTCTGTGTCTTCACCAAGGATAGATGCAAGGAAAGCTTCCTCAATGTCTACTTTATTCTCAGCCTTATCGATTTCTTCTTCAAGATTCTCCTCATCAGGCTCTTTCTTCTCAACCGCATCAGCTACACCTGCTACAGGACAAGCAATCTGCTCACCAGGAGTATCCTTCTCACTGTCAATATCTTCAGGCTGTGTAACATTCTCGCTAGGCTCACACTTAGGAGCTTCGATTTCTTTACCAACTACATCTTTCTCTAAATCTTTTACAGATTCCTTATCATCTATAGTATTCATATCTTCAGCTTCTTCACCGAAAACAATATCTTCAACATCTTCGCCAAGAACAACAGACATTATTTCATCGTCTTCTTCTCCACCGAAGATAGTATCAAAAGCCTTTTCTTCTTCAACTGCTGTGTCAAAAATTGACTGGAAATTGATATCCATGTATATTTCCTCCTAAAAGTTATTTTCAAGATTTTTACGTCTTTATGTATTAAGAAATACGTTATTTCCTAATATTATGAATATGTTAACTTAACAGATATTTTGTGTAATAGTCTAAACAGAATATTAGATATAGACAATCGTAGAAGATATCCTTAACAGAATTAAGGTCTATCTTATCTATATTCTCTACATCTTTTGATGTAATACCCTCATTATTGAAATATTTAATAATTATATTTCTATAAGCATAAGGACATTTACAATCATATTTATCATTCTTTAATATTCTCTCTTCAAAGTCTTCATCCATTATCTGGATAATTCCTCTAGGATTAAGAGGACCATTTTCCTCTGCTATAACTTTATAATTCAAAGACCAATACATCTCAAATCTAGTACTAAATACAGATGTGATATCATCTATAAAGTCTGCCTGAGATTGTTTCTGAGTACAACATAATTTCTTTATATCTCTATCCTCAAATGCTCTATAAATAGTCTTATCATAATCAATAGAAAATGTTCTAGGTGGATTCATCTTATGATCTACATAAGTATATCCATCCTGTACATTAAGTAATTTATTTCTTATGATAAACTCTATAGCAAAAGGATCATACATATTATACTCATTGTACCATTTATAGATAAATGTCTGTACTGCTTTGCTATAGAATAAATCTTTGAAGTATTGGATAAATGATACTGTTAAATCATCTAACTGTTTAGCAATATCATACTTCTCTTCTTCTACTACAGCTTTAGCATTAGTTCCTTCTATAGTATCAATATATCTAAATATTTTTACTACATTACCTAAAATTTCTCTATTAGTAGTTCTATCCAATATCCAAGATATCTTATACATATTAGAACCATCTTCAAGAGTATCTCTCTGTACATCAACTACTTTAAATAACCAAGTAGAATCTTTAATATGATCTACTTCAAAGAAATCTCCATCTCTAGGTACAATAGTATTCGGAAGTATATATGAATCTCCTGTAATAGCACTGGATTCTAGACCATATTCACCATTATCAAAGTTTAATTCAGCTTTATTAAACTGATAGAGATACATTCCTTTAATAAGATTAAATCTTATAGGAGAGTCTTTACCTAAATCCGTATATGCTAATTTAGAAGCAGGGTCCAGGCTCGAAGAATAATCTGCGATATTAAAGTACGACACCGAAAGGCCCTTTTTATCATTGTAACTATAAAAGCTATTATTTAAAAATGTAGCACTAGAATTAACGATACTATTATTAGTATCGAAATACTTAGTCGTTAATACTTTTCCCAAAATTCACTTCTCCTTTCTATAGGATAATTATAAAGATGTGAAAAAGATAGAAGTTTATCTAAAAATCGTTTTATTTGTCAAAAAAGAAATAAAAGAGTAGGAGTATAATACTCCTACTCTCTTATTATCTACATTAAAGTTATACTTATATCTATTGTATTCGCTGTAATATTACTATATTGAACAGTGAATGTTTTATTATATATCATAACCATTGATTGGGATTGTATTCTATCAATGATTGGTGGTAATACATTCTCATCTGAACAGCATAACTGGAAGACCACATTATTATTATCAGAGCTTAAGAATATTATCCTATCTATCTTTTCAATGAGATTATAGAGAATCATATACTGATCAAAAAACTTTGATAGTATATCTGCATGAGTTACATTAGATTCTTCTATACATCTCATGAACTGCACTCTATCCATGAGGATTACCTCCTATAATTATTTATATTCTATTGTAAATGGAGATTTTTATGCCTAATTATTAATAATTAATAAAATGTGAAATTAGTAAAATATTACCAGATATATAGGATTATATTTAAATAAAAAATAATAGGAGTAGGATAATTATATCCTACTCCATATTTTTTCTAGTAAATTTTAGACATGTACCATAAGCAGCTTTAGGTATCATAACTTGTTCAGTCATTTTACAATATGTAGTAACCGTACCAGATTCAACAGAAGCATACTTTACAAAATTATCACATTCTATACATGCCCCTAGATCAAATCTATCATTAATCTCTTTTATCAAATCATTATTCTCCGAATACTTATTATCACAAATAGGTTCATCTACGATTTTGTATTCATAAGAAATATTGTTATTATTAACTTCACATAAGCTACAACATACAATATCATTATCTGCTACAAATGAATATCCACATTTCTTACACTTATTCATATAAAAAGTTCCTCCATATATTTTTTATAATTGTGTATAATATGTAATAAAAATAGACAAAGAATAAAGTCTAGAGATATAATATCCCTAGACTTATTTTTATTATTTTAAATTTACGAATAAAGAATCATAATGATATTGGTGTTAATTAAAATCATCAATCATCCAACAATAAGTTATCCTAATTCAGATAATGCCTCACCCATAGCCTCTGCTTTAGCTTCTTCAGGATGTGTTTTGTCATATTCATTCTTCAAGTATAACTCGTGATAGAGTGCATTGAGATAACGATATGGCATATTATCTAATTCTGCTATTGTAGTTCGTTTAACAAAATCAGCTATCGCCTTTAAAAACATTACGTATTCACCAATAGAGAAAGTTGATTTCTGCTGAACAAAATCTGACTTGCAGTAGCACTAGTCGCTGCTAACTCTTTTCCACAGTGAGGACAAGTTGCTGCAGGAATCTGGTATGTAATATCCTGAGATTCTTCCATAATCTTAACAATATATGCTCTGATAAGGTTAATCTCATCCATACTAAGAGTCTGAAGTACTTTATCATATCTGATAATTCTTGATTTAACAGACTTAGCCTTGTTATTAGGATATTCCTTATATCCTACAGGAACTAATTCCTGCTTCTCTTTATCAATATAATAAATATTATCGATATAAGGAGTAATAGCAGATGCAGTATCATATTTAGTTCTGAAGTCTGCATCTATATAACTATTCTCTATCTGTACAGCGTAGATAGAAGGCATAACAAATCCAATTGCAAAGTTCTCAGAAATAGGAACTACTTCTGATGCTGTTAAACCATTAGAGTTGGTTGCATCTGATGATAATAATATCTTAAACTTCTTCTCTACATCAGTATCTTTGAACTTAACCATCTCCATCATAGGAATATTGTCAGTTACAAATACCTTATCTTTACATTCCTTATTATCACATGTCATCTGAATAAAGTTGCTATCAGCAAATGATGCAATATATACACCGAAGAATAAATGATCAAAGTCATCAAATGCGATAGACTTAGCCCATGCTTCCATAGAAGCAGGTTTAGGTGATACTATATGATCATATATAATCTGAAGAACTGTATTCATCTGGTTATTAGTAATCGCAGTTCTAACCTTCTCTATACTAGCACCAGTAAATTCTTTAACCTGGAAGGTAATTCCTGTAGCAGGTAATGCCCATTTAGCAATAGGAACTTCCTTAGGGGTAATAATATTATTGGACATACTAGGCTTAGAAGCAATCTTAAAGCTAGAAATATCCATTTTCTTAGATACAGGTTTAATTCTCTTAGATACTTCTGCTCTGATAATTTCTACATAACGATTAGCTTCAGCTTCATCAATAGCATCAGAATCTGAATCATCTACTTCTAATTCATCTTCATCATTATCAGAAATATCAGGAGTTTCTACATTGACTGTTATAGTTCTTTCAATTTCGATTTCATCTACAGGCTCTTCAACTGCAATAGGTTCATCATCCACAGATTCTGTAACTTCTACAGCCTTTTCTTCTACTTCATTAAGAACTACTTCTTCATTTTCCATTTCATTTACCTCATTGGTTGTATCGTTAGCGAATACATCGATAGTCTTATATTCCTTAGTAACAGGAGCATCTTCATACTCTTTTTCAAGTTCTTCTAATTCTAACTCTGCTTCTGTCTTAGGTTTTTCTTCTTTAGATTCGTCAGCTGTCTTAGAAGCTTCATTAAGCTCTTGTTCAGCTTCCATAATATCGATATCTTCTTTAGCCTTAGTGGTCATATCTGCAAGATATTCATCAAATACTCCACCAGGACCTAATATCTCTTTTTCAAGAGATTCTTTCAAATCTACACCAGGTGTTTCACCTTCAGGTAACTGAGTTAAATCAGCCTTCTGTCTCTGTACTTTACCTGATGTCATAGACATAACTTTCTTTTTTACAGGAGCTATCTCACTGGAATAAACTGATTCACCCTGTACTAATCCAACAGAGCCGTCATTTTTGATATCATTTAAATTTGTAGATGTACCTTCTGCTTCCTGGCTTATACTAGGAATAAAAGGCTGTTTAGCATTGCCATCATTCTTTAAATCGTTGATACTAGGCATTAATCTTCCCTCCTAAATATTATATATCTATTTTACACTTTCCAATGTAATTGGAACAGGTGCTTCTGATGAGTCATATACATATAAGACTTCATCAATTTTAATTTCAATATTACAAAGTTTATCTTCAGTAACTACTATCTTTACTTCAGGGCTACTGAAACATTGTAAATACGTTTGTACTTGGTCATGAACTCTTTGTTCAAGTTCTTCAACTTTACCAAGTAAGAATCGATAATTGGTTATTCCAACACCCATATCAGGATGTAGAGGATCTGAACCAGGATTAAGTAAGATTAATCTCGTTAATAATACTGCTATAGCTTGTTCATGCTCAAAAACTACAGGTTTTTTAAAGCTATCGACAGCCATACAGTATTCTTTTTCTTTAATAGCCATAAATAATCCTCCACTAGAATTATATTAAAGTTTTCACTGTAAAAATATACAATATGTTATTTATATAAGAGTTCTAATAACCCCGAACACATTAATAATGAGTTAAGGAGGTTAAGTATTATGACCTATGACAAGAAGTATAATTGCATTTATTGTAATGCAAGGGATACAAAAGATAAATTAGTAAACCATATTTCTTCCAAGCATTTAAGTGAGATTCCCGAAGGAATGACACCTCTTCAGGTTACATTTCATATAGTAAATAAGCATCCTTTAAATTGGAAGAAACCTTGTAGAGTTTGTAAAGAACCTTGTGACTGGGATGAGAAGAAAGGAAGATATAATCTTCTCTGCAATAAGAAAGAATGTCATGAAGCATGGGCTAAAAAGATGGATAAAGATATGGGTGATAAGAAAGGCTCTAATCGTCCTACAGCAACAAAAGAAGGATTACAGAAGATGCTTGCTGCTAGAAAGATAGCAGGTAAGTATAAGTGGTCTGATGGTAAAGAGTTTACTTATGTAGGTTCTTATGAAAAGGCTACACTTGAATTTATGGATAAAGTATTAGAGATTAAGTCTGAAGATATTATGGTTCCTGGACCTGTTCTTCAATATGAGTTTGAAGGCAAACTTCATTATTACATTACTGATATCTATTATATTCCTTATAATCTAATTATAGAAGTTAAGGATGGTGGTAATAATCCTAATACTAATCCAGAAATGTACGAGAATAGAAAGAAGAAGTTAGCTAAAGAGAAATACGTTATAGAGGAGACAAACTATAACTATATTAGATTAACTAATAAAGACTTTAGTCAGTTAATGGCTGTATTTGCTGATTTGAAGATGAGTCTTAAAGAGTATGATGGAAAGAGGGTAATTCATGTGAATGAAAATATGGCTGGGGCATTAGCAGGTGCTTTGCCTCCTATGTCTGCTAGTGATAGTGGTGTATATATTGTAAATCATATGAGAAATACTGCATTTCTTCCAAATTCAAGTTTAGGAGTATCTGATTCGCCTAAGTTTGATACATTATACACTATAGTAGATGGACAACTTAAGAAGGTAAAGAAAGATTATCTCAAAGAGTGTAAATATAATACATATTTTGTAGATAATTGTAAAGAATCTGTAAAAGAATTCTGTGAAGCTAATTTAAATAAAGAAGTATCTGAATCAGATTTATATGAAGCTGTATTTGGGCATAGATTAATGCTTAATAATCAAATTATATTTGAAGATTCTGCTATAGAATATGAAGATGAATCTCATATGCAACAAAGATTAGTAGAGTATGTAACTAATAATATCACAAAAGGAGAGTAGATATGACTACAGATAATGTTTTGGATATTTGTGATAATTTAAATGATTTAGAGATAGACTTTAATAAATGGAATCTCTTGACAGATGATCAGAAGAGAGTATCTAATGATCTCTGTTTAGCTAGATATGGAATAACCAATATCCAGTTATATGAAAAGCAGAAAGCTAAACTTACTACGATAAATGAAGCAGCTACATTTATAGATAATGATTTATCTATGACTTTATTAAATCAAAAAATGGAGCAGACTAGAATAGCTATGAATAATGATCCTATTAATGTGGTTATTATTCCTGTAGTAGATTGTCAACCTTTTTCAGTAGATGTGGCTTATCAGAGATATCAACAGTTACCTCAATTTGCTAAAAATATTTCTAATAGTTTCTCTCTTAAAATATGGGGTGTAACTGTAGATGAAGCATATAAGAAGGTAAAAAGTTTATCAGTTTCATCTGATGCTGAGGATGGTGTTAAATCAGAATATGATTATGATTTAATAGAGAATGCTTTTATCAATATTGAGAATATCTTAGAAGGTAGTGATGAAAGAATATCATTAGAGAACACCAAATTTGATTATTCAAATGATATTCCTCAGATGGTTCCATTACTTACATATACAGAGTATTGTAGCTTATTCCCTGATAAGAAGATTACAGTATCAGATTATATCAATATAAGTGAGCCTAAGAAATATTATACTCTTATAGAGAATTTTCAGAATCAATTAGAGTCTACTTCTGATAAGAAAAAGAAGAAAGAATTAGAAGATTCTATACTTCAGTTAGGTTGGTTTCCTTATCGAAGAATTAATGGTAAGTCTGTAAAGGATGCTAAAGAAAGACAGACCGATTGGTATAATGATAATATGCAAACTAATATTATCGATTTAACTGATTATGAAGTGCCTGGAGATGAAGCCCCTGCAACAGCATTATCTACAGAACAATTGATAGAAGGTGCTGGTATTACTGGGGATAAGAGTAGGCTAGAACCATTATTCTTAACCTTTACTTCATCTAATAATCTTTTAGGAAAGATTATTAAGAAATGGACTAAATCATATTGGTCACATGCTGGTATTGCTCTTAATAGTAAGCTTGATAAGATTTATACATTTAGTGCTAAAGAGTTGAATGAGAATAATAAACAAGGCGGATTCCGTATAGAATCTCTTGATTTATATTCAAGTCTCAATATCAATGACTTATTGGTATTATGCTTCTTTGTAGATAAAGACATTAAGAAGAAGGTTAAAGAAGAATTAGCATTCTATGAGAAAAATCAGGCTAATACTAAGTATGATAAGATGAACTATTTTAATATAGCATTTAATATTCAGAAAGATGATCAGTCTATGCAAATGGTTTGTAGCCAGTTTGTAGACTATATTCTTAAACTTGCTGGAATAGATATCACTAATAAAGCATCTAACTTAGTTACACCTGGTGATTTATCTAAGACAGATGAGAATGCTATAAATATCTATGCTTTATTTGAAGGAAAAATTCCTAATTATAAGCAAAAGGAAATAGACAAGAAGATTAAGTTCATTGTAGATGCTCTTGATTATGATAAATTATGTGCTACGACTATGGAAAATATGAAATCCAATACTAAGAATACAAAAGTAATGGAATCATTCTTGGAAGTTTGCACAGATAATGAAGAAATTAATTCTATTCTTAGAGAAGTGAGAGCATATATGAATCCTGATAGCAAGCTAATAGAGATTAACCCTGAGAATATCAAGGAATTATGCTATAGAAATCATAAAGAGTTGATGGAATGCTCTTATTCTGATATAGATTCTATTAAAGTATTATTATATGAGAATAGAGGATTAGCAACTTATATGAAAGAGAATGATGAGAAACTTGCTGAAGAATATTTAGATAAGTTATCTTCTGATTTTGACTTATATAAGAATCTAATTGCAGAAGCAGGTGAACCTGATTTACATAATCTCAAAGGTTTTGCTAAGTATTATGCAGATAGACTTGCTAATTATGATTTCAAGTATGATGGTTTACAAACAGTATAACATAAAATTAATCACATAAATTCCTAAAAATCAAATTATGCCTGAGGAATCTTAGTATTCCTTGGGTATAATTTTGCATTTTTACAATATCATTCACATTTATATACAATATAAATATATAGGAGAGGTGTTCTTTTATGGCCACTACACATTATTTTACATCTAATAAGAAAACTTTTACAGAAGAACAGAAATTATCAAAATATTTAGGATATAAGTTCTTTAAGAATAAAGAAGATTCAGAAGAGGTTGATTTAGTCAGAGTTATTAAAATTATAAAAGACGATAATAAAGTAAAGATTAAGAATTGTGATACTAATGAAGAGAAGGTAATCGGTATTGAAGAGTTATCTGGTTATACTCCTCTTGAACCTACTGGTTTTGTTACTGTAGCTAAAGTAGGTATGCAGGATGATAAGATTAAAACATTAATGAATTATGATGTCATCTTCTCATTATATAGATTGGTAGATATCAAACTCAATATCAATGAGCCGTATGCTATTTGTAGGCAGTCTGTAAATGACTTCTTCTATGGTATCATTAGTGGTGACACAAAAGAGTTAGCGGGAGTATGTTGTTCTAGAGAGAATTGTCCTGTTGAAATTCCTTATTATATGATGGCTGCTTGTGATGAGGTGTTTAATTTTACAATGGTACACTTCTATTTAACAGATACCATAAATGATGTATTAGAGATGATTGATACTACTTTATATGATAAAGTATTAGAGAAATTATATCAGATTCATATGAAGACTATTGATCCTAATTATGTATCTGCTAAAGATAACAGAATATCTCATGATGGATGGTGTAGAGATTTAAAGACCCTACTTATTGAGAATAATGTACAGACAGATATGGATACTATGAGAAATGTATCTGCTGTAGATTTCGATATATCTGACTATACAGATATTAAAGATGAAAATGGTCTTGAAGTATCTTATGCTAATGCTGAATTAAGAGCATTCATAGCTAAGACATTTAGATTAAACATCCAGGACAAATGTATTATCATGAAGTATGATGTAGATATAGACTTAGCTGAGTTCAATAATACCAACTATGTCTTACTCAGAGATACAACTAATATTACATATATTATCTCATATATTCTTGATGGAGAACATAGAGAATCTGATTTAATCGAAGAAGAGAATAAACTCTCAGCAATCGATAAATTAAGAATTCAATTTTACAACAAATATAGTAATCAAAAATAATTTTGATTATATATTATATAAGTGAATGATTGGAGATTTGTATGACTGAATTAAGTATTATTCACAGTCATATTTAATAAAGTCATATCCAGTAAGAGAATCTATCCCAGCTTAATGATTCTCTTGCTGGAACAAATCGAAAATTATTCGAAGAATATTTTTTATTTATAAGGAGGACATAATTATGTCAAACATCAACGAAGACGCTGCCAAGACAGTGAAGTTCAAAATTTCAGATCTCGTAACAGAGCATGAAGACATGAAGAGAATCATGGATGCTGAGTATGTAACTTCAACTGAACTCTGTGAGCGCGTTTCTGCTTTGTTCAGTAACATTTATTCCGACTATGAAGGTTGTATGTTCGATTTTGTTCCTGGTAGCAATCGTCCTGCAATCGACCTTTTCTTCAACCACAGAGTAGAAGAAAAGGGACTTCCTTTTGCATGCAGCAAGGAAGACACAACTGCTTCTGCAGTTAACTCTACTTTAAGATCCACAAGATCTTATAGTAACCGTCTCATCAATGGAGATAGATATTATCTTACAGAACAGGGACAGGGACTTGAAGATTTCGTATTCAATGATTTCTTCTCAACAAAAGACAATGTTCGTAAAGTAAACTGGGCAAAGCTGGTGTCTGAAGTTGCTGATTCGAACTTCACAATTCCTCAGCAGTTTACACAGGTTAAGTATCTTGATCCTGCTAAGATTGCAGAGGTTATTTATGGAAATGACAATGACGAGTGGGTATATGGTGTAAGAGTAATCAGATCCATCCCTTCATTCTCATTCGTTGGCCCTACAGCTACTAACAACTACCTTCTTGCTATCGAGAGAGTAAGCAGTAGCGAAGTTGATAGATTAGCTAAGCAGTTCGGTCTCAATACCAATCAGGGACTTTCCATTATCAGATAATTTGTCTGATGTAAACAATATGATGTGCTGGGCAGGAGTCCAGCACATCATTTTTTTCTAATTATGAGGTGATTATAATGTTTAATAAATCTGATGACAGACCTATAAAACCATTTATATTTTTAGATAGAACAAATGAAATTGTAGAAGAGAAGGGTAACCAATATACAGCATTGCGTTACGTGCAATGGATTAAAGAAGGAGATGAACCTGATCCTGCTAAAGCACGTCTTGAGATAAGAAGATGGCTTATTGATAAGGACGGAACAGAACGAGCAAACAAAGGTGTTGTATTCATGACAGAAGAAGGACCTAACCAGTTAGTTGAAGTTATGACCGATAAAGGTTATGGTAGAACTAAGCTTGTATTAAAATCTCTTATAAAGAGAGATGATTTTAAAGAGTCTGTTACTAATCTTGAAAAAGATGATGATATAGATACAAGTTCTGGTGAATACTTCGACATGAGAGATATGCTCCTTTCTTACTCAGAAGAAGATAATAAGGAAAGTGATGAAGATGAAGAATAATGAATCTGCTTCGATACCGGTAGAAATGTTTATGACTAGATACTTCATCAAATATACTAGAATGGATCAACTGATTCAATACGCATTTGCTGGATCATCTGCAACTAAGATTGATTTATTCATAGATATCTATGGAATATATAAGTCTATATTCTCCAGGCATTATGTAACTAATATAACTGACTATACAGTATTTACTTCTACATTGATAAATATGTGCGGTCATTATAGAACTTACTTCAAGAAGTTAGGAGTACAGACAAATATATTCCTAGTATCTTCATATAATATTCCAGAAATAAATAGTAAGTTTGTAGCTGGATATAATAAGATATTTAAAGAAAAGATAAATAATAAACTTATCTACGATATGGTAGAACAGAATATTCAGTTATTAGAAATCATGTGTCCATATCTTCCTCAGATATATTTTATTAAATCTGAATTTGAATCATCTGTCGCTATCTATAATATTATTAAGAAAGAGAAATCTTATGGAAGAGATGTTCCTAGTATTATTATATCAGCAGATAGCTATCCTATACAACTTACAACTATATTGGATGATGTAGCTTACATCAGACCAAAGAAAGCTATGGGAGAAGACATATCAGAGATAATATGTCCAAAATCGCATTTTCAGCATCAAATTAGCTTTTGGCGTATGATTTGTCAGGAAAAAGATGAATTCGTCTTAAATGAATCTACTGTGTGCATATCTAGCCGTAATTACGTGCTCTTAGCAGCACTAAATCGTTTTCCTGATAGAGGAATCACTGCTTTGGTGAATTTTACAAAGGCTAACAAGATAATCAATTCTATTACTAATGGCTCTGATATAACAGTCACACCAGATATGCTTACTAGTGCAGATGAATCTCTTATTACAGGATTACCTCTTCAATTAGTAGAGAGTAGATATAAAGCATTAGATGTTTTATATCAAGATATTATATACAATGATTCATCTGAACCATTAGAGTTATCATTCATTGATTTAGAGGATAACAATGCTATTCAATTAATCAATGACCAGTACTTTAGTTTGAATCCTATAGACATTTATAAATTATAAGATATTTTACAACCACCCCAACATTCAAGTAATCAGTGTTTTGGGAGGAAATGTAAAATGGGAAATGAATCTAAGGTTATTTATAAGCACACAGTATTCGTTAATATTAATAACAGAGTCGTTAGACATATTAAAGAAGTGTCTGCTGATAATATTAAACCAGGTTCGGAAGAAGCTTATACTGTAAAGTATAACAAAGTCACAGAGATGTTTAGATGTGTCATTTATAACTATGACCAGTTTGAGAATGAAACAAACATGTATATTTTAAAGACATTTAGGAATCACTGTGATTCTATTGCAACAGCGTTTACTACATCAGTATTAAGTAAGAAAGTATTCTCTGAGGTTTAATACCTCAGAGATTCTTTTAAACTCTTGATTAAGGAGTTATATAAATATGAACACAAGTGGTGTAAAGTGCACTATCATGAGAGATTTAATCAATGAAGATATGATTAGAGCTTCGGTAGCGATTGAAGATATTACAGAAAAAATATTTGAATATACAGATAATGATAAAGATCCACCGAAGGAATTATTTGTATTATTAAATGAGTACCAGGCTTTGTTAGATGCTTTAATAGGAATGAGAGAAGCTGGTATGTAGATATATAAAACGAAAGGAAGCTGGGATTTATGGGAGATATAGTATTTACAGATTTTGATAAAATATCTGATACTATTTTATACTTTTCGAATGATATAACTCTTTCTATTTGTATGCAGTTAAATAGAAAGACTAATGATAAAGGTATTAGAAACTTTCATTCAGAGTTTCATTATACATCGTCTAATCTTAATAAGAATAGTTATTCTATTAAGAGAGATTTGAGACCATATTTCATGATTAATGATATTAAGGATTTTAGAAATAGTGTTATCCTTAGAGCAAATGATGTATGGCTTTTAAAGATGCTTATCGATAATAAGATAATGCCTTGGTTTGTAGGTAGTAGTAGAATATTTTTCTTTGATGAAAATAACAAACTACAAATTAAAGGTAAATGGGATATACAGGAGTTTAAGTTAAGTGATTATATGTTTCTTGCTTTTGCTCCTATAGTAGTGAGATATGAAGATGGTACAGACAAAGAAGGAATTAGAATGCTAGTTAATTCTAAGGATAGATTTGTCGATATGACTATAGATACTTTTATATCATTCTATTATTTCATAGCTAATACAGATTTATATAATGCCGGAGCAAATATGGCGAATTATATAAAGACTATGCCTTATGATGTAGGGATAGTAGATATGAATGGAAATGGAAATATAGATAGATATAATAGTTATGACGATGATGATTGGGGTAAAGCGAAAGGTAAATCAGGAAAGAATTTCTTTAATAGATAAGGAGGAGAATTATGAAGATATTATTATTAATCCGTAATATGTCTGATATATGTAATGGTGATATAATGGAAGCTATATCTAATCTCCAATTTACTAAATTTTATGATATTTACGATTTAAGAGTGATTAATTCTGATGATCATTATCATTTTCCTTTAGAGAGTCTTATAGATGTAATTCAGGTTTATCCAGATCATATTGATGAAGTTGATAATAAATTAGCTATACAAGCAGAGATGTATAGAGATATTAATACATATATCAGTAGTAAATATCCAAAGTATATAGCAGATTATCTTGTAGATGAAGATTATTATAGCCCTTACGTAGGTTGTAAGAACTTTCTTATGATTAACTTTGTTAGCGGTAAAGAAATCATCAAGAATATGATATCCAATGATAAACTTAAGGAAAAGTATGAAATAATTCATACTGTAAAAATTGGAAATTTAATGGACGATGGTTTTTATGACATTAAGATAAATGCCTTTGAAGGTTTAAAGAATATATCTATTGATTTAGATATGTTATTTGATAAGATAAAGGAGGAATATTCCAATGCCTAATGCTGATAAACTCAAAAGAGAAATCAAAGAATTAGAATCAAAGATTGCTGCTGGAGTATACAGAGGAGAACAGTTACTTATCGCTCAGGACATGCTTAAAGATAAGAAAGCAGAGTTAGAGAGATGTAAAGTGACTAAGGTTACCTCTGTTACTAATGCTCCTATTAAAGGTTTGAAGAAACCTAATAATACTGTGACTTCGGTTCAAATGACTGGTGGATTTAAATGCTAAAAGAAAGTCTGTAGAGTATAATACTCTACAGACCTTTTATTTTTTAGTTAAAGTTCAATATTTCAATTATATATTATAGATATGAATAAAGTTGAGAAGAAATATAATCATAAAGGTGGTGATACATCTTATGAAAAGAATTATTTCTTTGATTAAGAGTTATATTGATATCCAAATTGGTATATTGATATACCGCCATCTTATACACAATGAGAAGCCAATACATAAAATATTGTATTGGCTTCTTATGAAGCTTACTAAATAACCACCACGTTATTAGTTAGTATATATTTTTATGATTATATCTTTATAGATTAATCAAAAGCTGTATATAACCTAAATGAATAATATTAAATCTTCTCTATAACTTTATTCATATTATTTCATTGTTAATACAGTGATAATCTATTACTAAGCCAGAGAGTATTATACTCTCTGGCTTTTATTTTTTCTTAGTTAAAGTTCAATATTTCAATTATATATTATAAATATGAATAAAGCTGAGAAGAAATAATCATGCAAAGGATGTGATATCTATGAAAAGATTATCATCTTTGATTAGAGAGTACATCGAAGTCCGATTTTGGATGTTCGTATGCTACCGTTATCATATCGACAATCGACTTATCTATAGGATTATGTCCTGGATAATTGATAAAATTCTGTATAAATAGCCCCACTATTTATCAGAAACATATATCTCATGATTATATCTTATATAGATTAATCAAACTCCATGTTATAACTAAAGCAAAGTAATATTTAAATCTTCTCTAAAGCTTTATTCATATTACTATTGTGTTATCGTGGTGATAATCTATTACTAAGCCAGAGAGTATAATACTCTCTGGCTTTTATTTTTTAGTAATTCTGTGCTATATTTGAATCATTATTGATTACGACAAGAGGATAAACCATATGAAGATTAGCATTCTTTGCTACATTATTCTGAAGGTCTATTGTTAAGTCCTGAATAAATCTATCGGAAGGTAAATCTACATTAGGTACAGTCATACCTGTTGCCATATTCATTGCACTGAAGAATTTGTTTCCTGTTTGTACGTCATATACTACACAAATCTTACAGTTAGGATCACTCTCCATAATCATACTATTCTGTTGAGGTGTAATTCTACTTAAGTAATTCAAGTATCCTACATCAACAGGCTGACCAGCAGGAGGAGGATTAGAACCAGCTAAAGGCGATCTAATAATTCCACCTAAGTTAGCAGATGAAGCTACAGTATTTGCTATAGGAGTAGGAGCTAATGTAGCAGGACTTCCATTAACACCATTTGCAGGATTATTAATGAAACTGCTATAGAGATCCATGATATACTTATCATCATTAGCTGCACCTTCAGCAGCAAGTCTATCCTTTTCTTTCTTGTAATCAAGTTCAGTAGCTTTAGTAATACTACTATTAATCTCTCTAAGAATAGTAGCTTTTGTATTCAATAACTGACTCATAGACTGAGATAAGTTAGTAAGAATCATATACTTATTCTTAAGAGTTCTACTGTTTTTAATATTATCAAACTCAGACATTAAATCATTAGCTAATTCATCTGCTTGAGATAGAGTATTACCTAAGAGTGCTGTAGTCTGAGCATAATTATACATTGTAGATAACTCTTTGTTATTATTTGCAGGAAGATTACTATCACCTGCTCTAACAATAGCAGTAGTATCTGTTTCATTCTCTTTCTTTTTTCTTCTTGTAGTTGGCATCTGAGGTGCATCAGGAGCAGGTAATATAGCTCCCTTAGTAGGTTTAACCTCATCAGGTCTTACAGTAAAGATAGATTTCTTAGGTCCTTCTATAACAGGATCAGAAGCATTAGCTAAAGTAGTATTTATCTGATATGAAGGTAATTGCTGAGGTGTAGTAACAGGCTGTGGTGTATTAGTTGATCCTGGTATAACGGGATTAACAAAATCATAGCCAAAATTAAGCGAATTCATTGAATATTCAGACATTATTTTTCTCCTTATTTTCTTCTTTAGCGGTCTCTGTAGCTTCTGCTTTCTTCTTCTCTATAGCTGCACTAAGTTTGGCGACTAAATCATAATCCTTTAATAATTCTACAAATTTTTCTTCTTCAGGGTTACTAGCAGGAGCATCTGGGTCAGGCATAACATCTACTACAGTTGCTTCTGTAGCTTCTTCTTCACGTTCAATCTCCAACAAAAACATGATATTTGTCGCACAATGTGCAAGATGTCTTAGACCTGATTCAGAATCAAGTTTCTCACCTTTTCTCCATGCTTCAAAATGTCTCATAGCTGCAGCTGTATATCTCTGTTTAGCATTATCTATTCTTTTCCAGTTATCAGGGTCTTTATACTTCTGAACACCATAAGTTCTAATAAATCCAATCTCTTCTATAATTGAAGGGAAGACTAAATCTAATCTATTCTTTCCCTGATCGTACTTAGCATTTTCGCCCATTGTAATATATCCTCCTATAATCATAGATTATTAATAGAATGTAATTTTCTTAAAGTTTTACAAATTAGTAAAAGTTCAAAATTTCAATTATATATTATATAGGTAATAAGCAAACAATATTTCCATTAAACGAAAGGAGATTAAATATATGGAAGATAATAAACCACTTTATAGATACTATATAGAAGATGGTGAATTAAAACATTTATCCACAACTAATTATAAATATTGTAGTGGATATTACTTCATTAAGGTTCCTGCTGAAGAATTAGGCATTAAATCTGGTGTAAATATTCGATATGAAGGATTAAATACACTGACAGGTAAACATAATGTGTTTACGTTTGATTTAGATGATAAGAAGGTTAAATGCCTATTTGAAAATAGGATCAAAGAAATACAACTGAATATAATAAATGAACTCAAGATTATTGAGACTCTTATAATTAAATAGCGAAAGGAGATAAAAATATGGAAAATCCCAACTTTATGCAAATTGAAGAATACTTTAAATTTAGAGTAAACTATGGCAAGGTAGTAAAATTATTGAAAGAGACAAGTCCTATAATTGATTATGAATTATGTAATGGATTTGGAACATACATCGAGAATACTGTAGGGTTATCGTTCTTAGATAAGATTGAACAGAATCAGGATAAGATGATTGACTGGATTCAGAAATATGGTAATAATATTGAAGATGGAACTTTTGAAGAAAGAGATATTAGATTTAGAGAATTTAATGAGATTGCACCTGATATTAGAGATGGCTGCAATGAGATGCTTGAATTATATGATAAGTATGTAAGCGAAGTATTATTGAAGGAAGAATAATAATTATTATTTGGAGGTATTATTATGAAGAAAGAAACATTAAGTATTAGAGATTTATCAGTAGGGTTATTATTAGGATTTATGAGTGTTTGTGTATTAACAGCACTCATCACATTTGCCATATATTTTTGTATGGGAGGTTCATTGGTATTCTTTACCATTAGTAAGTGGGCTATAATAATTGGTTTCTTTGCACTTATGGCAGGTGGCCTTATAGGTGCTATCACTATGTATTCAGAATAGGAGGATATTAATATGGAAGATTTATCAGAACTTGGTAAATATCTTAAAGAGATGGACTACTCTAATGAATTAGTTCAAGCTGCTGAGAAGATGCAGCCTATGGATAATGCAAATCTGTACCATCTTGTATCACACTTTGACTTTGGAGAGCATGAACTTAAGATTATGATTAATTATCCTGAATGTATTAATAGAGCACGTTGGATGTGCAATTTTGCAGGTGGTTTAGACACTACTTTCATCAAGACATATTCGATGAAAGCGGGTGTTTAAATAAATAATTCAATCACAAAGGAGGATTAGTACTATGTGCAAGTATGACACAGAAATCGATGAGAATGGTGTAGAGGTTAATTACACTACGGACTGTGAGTTATATCATTTAACTTCAGAAGATGGTGAATATGACTCTAAGATTGATGTCCATGGAAACGGTACAGAAATCTACAATGCCAAAGACAGCAATTGGGATGAACATGATCATATTCATGTAGATGAAGATGGTAATGTAACCGAATGTCATGGTATGGAAGAGCGTGATTGGGAAGATAAATGTCGTTCGTAAACGGCATTTATAAAAAGAGAAAAGGGGTTTTCCCCTTTTCTTTTTGACAATTTAATATACCTATCACATCTATATAACTCGACACATAAAATATATAAGGAGGCAAAGCATGTTAGATCAATATCAAGATGGCGCAGATTTGACAGTACATAATGTCTTTTATCAAAGACCTACTAAAGATAGTGAAGGTAATAGAGTTAAAGATTATTTAGCGATTGTTTATTCTGATAATAGTACAGGTAAGAAGCATCATGAGATAATATATGAGCCAAACTTTACTTATTATATTATGAAAGAACCTGACCCTGGATATAATCAGTTATTCATAGAGAAGGAAAAAGTAGAACCAGTTGTCTGTAAATATTCTCAGTTATTGAAGTCTATAGCAGAAAGAACTGGTAATATAGATTTTTATAATAGCAATCTTCAGAGTGGTAATTATAGTGAGAATCAGAAGCTTCATACATTACCACAGGTATTTGCATCTGATGTAAATATAGAAGATTATTATAGAAAAGAATTTGGTAATAGATTCACAAATAATATTCATAGATTAAGTAAATCATTCTTCGATATCGAAGTTGATACCAGATATATGGCTGGAGACTTCACCGAAATGGGTGAATGTCCTATAAACTGTGTGGGTTATCTAAATGGTAAAACTCATACAATTAACTCATATCTATTAAGGAATGATAAGAATAAATTAATCGAAGAATTTGAGAATGAATATAGCTTCAATATATTTAGTCATTCTGATATAATGAACTTCATTGAAGAAAATATTGGTGGATATAAACAGTTTACTGGATATAAGATGAAAGAGTTTACTGTAAATATTAGATTCTTTGATAGTGAGATTGAATTACTTAGTACATTCTTTGGTGATGTCCATAGAGATGATAATGATTTTATCATGGGTTGGAATAGTTCTGGATTCGACTTGGAATATATAATAGCGAGAATTAAAGTATTAGGATATGACCCTGTTGATATCATGTGCGATCAATCGTGGACAATGAGACAGGTATATAATTATGTAGATAATAAGAATCTCTCAGAATTTGCAGAAAGAGGAGATTATACAGTTATATCGGGTAATACAGTATGGATTGACCAGATGATACAGTTCTGTTCCAGACGTAAAGCAAAGATAGGTAGTTTTACATCATTCAAATTGGATGATATCGGAACTATGATTGCTGGAGTTCATAAGTTAGATTATTCTCATATTACTAAAGATATTGCTATGCTTCCTTGGTTAGACTTTAAGACATTTGTATTATATAATATCTTCGACGTTATTGTTCAGTATTGTATTGAGTTTAAATGTAATGATATGGAATATATCTTTGCAAAAGCATTAATGAATAATACTTCATATAAGAAGATTCATAGACAAACAGTTTATCTTATAAATAGAATGAATAAAGAATGGGATAAACTTGGTTATATAATCGGAAATAATGTCAATAAATGGAATGAGAAGCCGGATAAGTTTGCAGGAGCATTAGTAGGTGATCCTTTACATCTGAGTGATTATTCAAAATTGAAAATAGATGGAAAACCTGTGAATATTGCAGACACAGGACAAGACTATGATTATAAAAGTCTTTATCCTTCTATAGATTTGGAGAATAATATTGCTCCTAATACTCAGATTGGTAAGATAGAGATTGAGAATAAAGTCTATGAAAATGAGAATAGATATGCAAATGAAAAGTATGAGCGTGGTGGAGAATTTGTAGAGAATCTTGTATGTGATAATATTATAGTATTTGCGAATAGATGGTTACATCTTGCAAATGTATCTGAAATGGTACAAGATTTACAAGAGTTCTATATGACACAATGTACTTGTGATATTGGATATAATTATCTAATAGATGCATATCAATATACAAATGGCCAATATATATCTTGTCCATTTGTAGGTGTAACTAACGATAAGATTATTCAGCCGTTTGTTAATGTTACTGGCGGAGCTATTAATCCATTCAGATTTTATAATAAAAGACCGAATAATTAGAAAGGAATATATATGAATATTGTAGGAGATGATGCTAATTATCTTAGATCACTCATATTTAACTTTGCTTCAATGTCTGCAGATGACTTAATGGGTATGGTTTTTAACCGTACCCTTTATTTTATCGAAAATTGGTGTATAATGTATGAGGTAGAATTACCAGAGCATTATCCAGTAGATTTAATATGTTGCTTCTGGAGAAACGATGAAAACCCTGGTTCATTTTCTATTGACAATACTATAATAGATAGACCCGATCTATTTAGTGATATGGTTGAAAAGATAAAGATTATTACATATTGTGCTGGTCAACCAGTATTTGTGGATGAAGATTGTTTAGATGATAAACAATTTGAAACTTTATCTAAATATAGACCTACAGATGGTGGTATGAAATATTTCGTAGATTCTTCATTACGTCATAGCAGAACATTTACAACAGTTGATAAATCATTTTTCAAGTTAAACAAAGCTGATAGATTATCAGTTCGTGTTTATGAAGCAGATTATAACAGACTCTTATATAAATATACTTTATTTAAGAAGAAATATAATAGAAATATTAATATTTACACACTGACACTTAACCTTAATAATCAAGGAGAGTAATAATTATGGTTTTAATGCTTCAGAACTTATTACATTATACAGGAGACTATATATGGAAAGATCAGTCATTACTAAGTCATGATAATTATCCTGCACAGAATCCTGATTTTATAGACAAATTATTATTTGTGCCTTATAGAGATGAGAATACTCTAACAGTTAATTTTAGATTACCTGTATCTAAAAAGAAGCATCCAGAGTTTGATGGGCATAAAGGTCCTTATGAGAATTATACTAGAGTATTAAGATTTGATATGGGTGAGCCTTATGTTGCTATTTTAGTAGATACTCTATTTAATATTATAGTAGCAGATACTAGAGAGTTACTTAAGTATAAAATATATCCAAGATATAGATATTCTAGATATAAAGGATTTGATGAGGCATTTTTACCTATGGCTAGTAACTGGCCCGAATTTAATGAAGAATATAATTCAGAGAAAATGTGGATAGTTCATGTATCCAATGATGAATGGATTGGTAAAACTGCTTATGTAGAATATTTCAAAGATTTAGTTAACTTAGACCATGGTGATACTATTATTCAGCCTTCTGAACGCTCTAGTGATGAAACTCCTAGGCATAATCAGGATTTCTTAGACAAAGTATATAGAGCTAAGGAAAAAGGTTATATAATTAGGGCAGATGAGAATGGCACAGAAGCACAAATAGTAGTCATGGTAGTTGATGAAGAATCTGGAACTAGGAAGTTTGTTCTTGGCACAGAAGCATATTTTTATATAGATTCAGATGATACTGAACAAAAGAAATTAGAGGAGTTAGAATTATGGCAATAAATGTTGATGTAAAAGTCAATGAAGATGCTATTAATGATGGAGAATTCAAAGTAAAAGACTTTGCTTTTGTTGGATTTAATATATTAGATGAGCGTAATGATTCATTAGATGGGGTAGAATTCTTCTTTTACCTCTCTGATGATAAAGATGATACATATCTCATAAAGAATTCATTTATCTTTGGTGATAATAGAGATATGGATTTAGAATTTCTTAATAGTCCAATACATGATACTATTAATCTTAATAAACAGGCTAAAAGTAATGAGGAAAGATTATCTGAGTTATTATTAGATATAGCAGATGATAAACAGTATTATAGTTCATTTAAAGCAATATCGGTAGGTAAAGACTGTGATGATATTAAATGTATAGGGGTTCATACAGATAAAGACTCTAAACAACATAAAATAGAATTCAGTTTACCGTTTAATGTATATTGTAGAATTCATATACTAAAGAATCAGATGCTGTATAATATACCTATAAATGTATTTATAGATCAAGACCCAGCATATAGTAAAGTAAATCTACATCAAAACTGTAATCTCTCCTATATAGGTTGTGACACATCTTATAGTACACAGATTCTTACATTTTATTCATTATCCGATATACTAGGACGTAAAATGGGATTAATATCTCCTATTAAAGCATTAAATGATAGAATACTAACTTCTAATATTTTAGATAAAGAAAAATTTGTTACCATGTATCAGAATAAGATGGCTATAGTAAATATGACTAAAATATTTATTGTAGATTGGGTAGATGGTAAAGAATTTGTAAAAAGAGTATGTGTATACCTTAGAGAAGAAAATAAAGTAGATATCTTTATGCTAGGAAATGCTGAAGATTGTATATTGATGAAACCTTATGACATGGTTTATGGAAAAGACAATAATAAGGACTAGGATACAACTATCCTAGTCCTTATTATTCGACACAAAATAAATAGAGGAACGTAGCATTCTTACAAGAAAATATAATACATGGAAGGAATAAGTAGTATTAATAGTCCTATAAGAATCGCAAAAATGACAGAAAAATACAATTAAAAGGAGAATTAAAAAGAAAGGTAACATTATTTCTCATTTTTCATATATTTTTTACTTATTTGTTTGTAATATTTTTCTTTAAAATGTTATTTTTTATACTATTATAATGAGTTTAAATAATAATATTTAACACTCTGGTGTTTAAGGCTAACTTTATAGTAATTCGTAATATATATGGGGGAAATTGAATATGTATAAAACGATATCTTACGGAAACAAAAAGTTAGAAGAAATTGTTAAAAGTAAACATGTTATCCCCTATAGTTTGGGGAAACGTGATAAATATGAAAAAGGAAATTACTATTTCAGTGGATTCTATGGTAAAGTATTTAGAGTATTATTTGTTAAATACTATAATACAGGAGAATTAGAAGGGGCTGAGATTAAACATAGTGATGGTCTTCATGCATATATGTGTACTGATATAGACCCTGACTATGATTATAGAATGATTAAGGACGATAATAATTTATCGGATAAATCTAGTATAATAAATGATGGGAAGATTTATACTGGAGCGGAAATTAAATACTGGTTTTTTATGAATAATATTGATTGCTTTAATCGTAAATATAAGGGTTTTTGGAAATATGTGGATACTTATTCGGATAAAGTGATTGATGATAATGCTAGGTATATGATGACTGCGGATACAAATCATTTGGGAAACTATATAAATTGCAAATTAATTAGGTTTATGAATTAAAAGCCAATGGGATATAGAATCCCATTGGCATTATTTTACTGTTCGTCTTTAGGTTCTACTGCAGTTGCAGATCTCTGATCTGTAAGAGCTTTGTAATATGTAACCATTTCATAGTTTGATCTGATATAAATCTTATATTCAAACATATCCGAATTATAATCAAACTCTCTGGTTATTAATATTTTATATACAGGAAGATTCTTAATAATTCCATAGATAATCTCTTCATTTAATTCTTCTGCATTATTACAGAAATTAAATAAATCTTTATCTGAAATTATTTCTCCTGCTTCGTTATTTATTTCAACAGGTCCTTGAATGTTCTGCTTACAGAAAATCATAAATTCACAAACCTGAACTTTTCCATTAAATGTATTGTCTATTTCTTCAGGTAATCTCATATACTCTGTGATTAACTGTACATCCTTTACTGAAGGAACTCTAGACTCTAAAACTTTATTAAAAGCCATTACATGTAACGGCGACTTCTTCTGTTTAAGTATGTTTTCCAGCTTAATAGCATCAAGTGTGAATGCATATCTATCTGATATGTCTTCTGTCTGTACCGCTGTACATGATTTAGATATAGCAACACGTAATTCTTTAAAAGATAAATTTCCCATGGATATAATCTCCTCCCACAATCTAGATATAATAAATTGATAAATATAAATCAAAAAATATCTAGGAGATTATTTCTAATCTCCTAGACCTTAAAATATTTTAGCTTCATTTTATTCATATAAATATCAGCTTCAACACGAAAAATATATTAAATATTTTTATCTGATCTAACGGAAATCTGCTAATTAATAGACAATATAAAATATGTTCTACTAAATAATCTGTGCCAGTTTACTCCAAAAATAAGAGTCAGATAATTAAATTTAATATACTTATATTTTATAAAGTTTCATCTATTAATAGGAGATATCGAAGGACTGTGTTTCTCATCATATATCTCCTTTCTATACTTATTTCAAGGTATAAAGAAAGGCATAAGTTAAAGATATTCCCAAATTTCTATATTATATAATAGTTAATACTGACAAAAATTAATAATCTGTTCCATCATCAGCTAAGTCAGGGTCATCCTTATCTGCATTAGCCATAAGTCTAGCCTGCATAATAATATCATCAACCATACTGAAGTCAATGTATGTGCCCAACTGCTGTTGCATGAACAACATAGTAAAATTCTGTTTAACTTTTTCATCTTCTTCAGTAGCAAGTCTCATATCAGATAAAGCAGTTGTAAGGCTCTTTGCATTATCTATTAACTGCTGTGTATTAGTCATATTCAAGTATGCAGGTGCAGGAAGTAATATCTTTACAGACATATCATTCTCTTTATATTCAAAATTATAAATCTTTCTGAATATCTGAGTAAAATGCTTCTGACATATACTCTGTCTCTTGTATACTTTTCTTAAGAATTTACTATTAGACATAGTAAATCTTGTAGCATAGTCTACACTGTTTACTGATTGTATAAACTCTAAAGGAACATCTGTAGATGATACAGCCATGTCTTCCATTCTATCCATCATATCCGTAGGTGTTTCTACAGTCTGACCTTGCATAACTTCAAAGTCAATAGGATGATCACCAGACTGTGATACAGGAATTACATGGTCATTAAACTTGCCAATTACATTGAATATAGTATTCAGATTGGTAAGCTGTCTCATACCCATATTACCCTTCTTAAGTTGAGTAATTACATTAAGCATAGTTCTAGCGACGTTCTGTTCAACATTCTGCTTTACATAGTAGATTCTCTTATCAGATGCTCTACCCATAGTAGCAATAGCAGTATTAAGATAAAGCATACAGTAAATCATAGCAGGTACTAATGCTTTCTGTAAATCAGAAATACCTCTATGAGTCTTATCATCTAACTTGAAGTAGAAGTGATGTACATCTTCAACAGGTAAGAAGGTTACTGTGATATTATTTGTACCATGAGTTGTATTAAAGTGATCATTATATCTCAATACAGCATAGATTTCATCTTTTAAGTCTACATTAGCATTGATAAACTTAGATGTAATCTTATCGGACATCATACTAGCAATCTGACTTACTAAAACGTCATTCTGTCTATCGAAATCATCAGCAAGCAATCTGGTATTATTTGTAAGAGAGTTATAAGTATTACCATTCATAACAATCTCTTGTACCCAATCATTTTCTACCATAAGATAGAAATAACCAAGACAAGTCTTATCCATATATACAGGAATAATATTCTCTCTTTCAAGTTCTGTTAATACAGTACCTGTAATATCTTTATCAACTTTATCACCATCAGTCTTACCATCAGATGTAAATAATCCATCACCCCAAGCTAATTCACTTACAGCCTCGTCACCTTCTTCAGTATTATTTACTGATTCATAGAATGATTCTGTTAAGCTAGTCTGTTCATTTAAGATTCTATTACACTCTTCTACATGAGATATAGCTTCAGGAACAATACCACTTTCATCAAAGATAAGATTTACCTTAAAGTCATGCTTATCTCCAAATGTTTCCCTTAAACAATTGGCAAATTTCTTCTTTTCTTCTTCAGTAAGCTGAGTCTCTGAATTTTCTAAGAGCATCTTTATATTATCTTCTTTTACAATATCAGAAGTTTCTAATAATGTAGCCTGTTCATAATGAATTCCCTGGTTAAGTCTAGCTTTTCTATCCAATAATCTCTTAAATGCTTTATGAAAAGGAACACAGTACAAGAAGTATTCACCATATTTAGAAGTCTTATAATACATATCTTCGAATAATTCTTGTATATTGTATTTATCTTTAAGCAATAATGCTCTATCATTGAATGTAGACATGTATTCTTCACCACATCTACTAGATGTAATATTCACAAAGTCCTTGGTGAAGTTATCAGAAGATAATACATTGTCTTTCTTAATTTCAATAGCATCTTCTAGCTTAGTCATATACTTACAGATTAAATCATACTGATAATCCTGTGCTTGTATTGACTTTCTTATAGTATCGAAATTCATTATATTATTCATTATCTGACCATCTTCCATAAAGTCTTCTAATGAATCATGAAGTTCTTTAGATGCACCAGCTATATCTGTACCTTTTTTATTTAAAAGTCTAACGTATAAATCAGATATCTTATTTACATCTGTACCGTTGACTCTAGATATTATGTCATTGATTTCATCGTTGATACCATTGACAATAGAATTCATATTCGCTTTATTATCTGTACGAGTAGAATATTGTGTCTGGTATAGATTATCTATACTATTGGATATACTATCAATAGATTTAGATATCTTACGATCATTTCTATTATCGTCGGCCATATCCGTAATAACCTCCTTATCAATTATTACTGAAATGTTCTACTATTTATTATATACCATCAAAGCAAAAATGCAGGAGCACTACTTATTGTAGTGCTCCCAGCAATTTATATATTATGTAGGAGAAAATATATAAGCTAATTTAGAATTAGCGGTCAAAAACGTTAGGAATATAAGCTTCCTTAGAGTTAGGGTCCATAACACCAAATCTGTATTCTGCACTATCAAGAGCTGCAGGAATATTGCTGTTGATCTGATGATTAACGAAGGACTTAGTACTGTTCTGAGTCTTATATTCACTACCTGTGATATCAGCAAGCAATTTGTATGCTGCTTTATCAACTTCGTAACCAGTGATAGGGAAGCAGTTAAACTCAATTGAGAGTTCCTTGTTACCCATCTGACCTCTTTCAGAATCATACATAGACTCTTCTGCTTTGGTCAACTGGCAGTTACAAAGTAAGTATGCCTTCTCAAGTCTGAGCATAGTATTATCTGTTACATAGTAAAGTAAAGTAAATACTTCATTCTCAAGACCAGGTTCGCAAAGGTTCTGCTTAATAAGACCATGATAGGTCTTAGCTTTTGAATAAGGATCTTTGATACCTGTAAGATAATAGTTCGAGAACTTTGTAATCAATGAACCTCTCTTTTCAAAGAAGGACATTGAAATCTGAACTGATGTATCTTTAACGACATCATTGATCATGTTTAATTCATTTGCACCATCAGTAATTGTAAAGGTATTTGTAGTAATATCAGGAAGACCTGAAACACCTCTAAACTCATACTCAAGCATAAACTTGAAGGAGTTAACCATGGCTTCAATCTGAGCATCCTGAGATGCAGCGATTTCCATGAATTTGGGCATCTTAAGTACTGACAAGAACGAATAACCAGTTTCATACTGATCGAACATACCTAACTGAGTAAAGTCCATGATACCACGACGTGCCTTATAGCCAGTAATGTTCTTAGGTGTTATTGAATACTCATTAATAATACCATTGTTAATAGCCATTGTACTTTATCTCCTTTCTTTACTCATTAGGGAGAGCATAGATATCGAATGATTCGGTCTGTGCCCAGTTATTAAATCTAAAGTATAATGTAGCATAGAAAATCTTCTGTGCTGCCATTAAGCTATTCTGCTCATAGTCGAAACTTAACTCAGCAAAGTTACTCTGGAATCTTGTAAGAACAGAGTTAACTGCATCTGCATATAAACTAAAGTCTGAACCAGTTGTGAATGTATATCTCTGCTTAGGACAAGTTGTTCTGACAGCACGGATAACTTCCTGGACAGCCAATACGTTATTTGTGAAGCTAAGCTGTGTAAAGTCTTTCTGAGATGTGTATGTAGACTGAACAACACAAACTTCATTCTCAAAGATAGCGTAGTTAATTCTAGCTGTATCGAGAAGAGCCTTCTGATTTACACTAGGTGTAATTCTAGGTGTGAAGTTGATTGTACCAGGGATAGCACTCTCAAGTACCATATCGTTTGCTGTACCTGCAACAGGTCTATAGCAACCGTTAGCAAAATGTCTAACCATATTAGCAGCTAAGTCATAGATCATAGTTACTCTGATTCTCTTCTTTGTCTCAGGGTTATAAATCTGATATGTTGTGAAGTAATCATTGATAAACTTATTCTTATACTCAGCAGCAATGTCATTAGAGTAGTTGATGATAGCAGCATATGAGAAGATGTCAAGACCATAATCTCTGAAGAATGCACAATCTTCACGGAAAGTAACGAATTTAGCAATAGCTTCCTTTACTTTCTTAGGATAGTTAGCATCAAATACTGCAGAAATCTTGTATGTATCTACATCCCAGATAGCGTCATCAAACTGTCCTTCGAATGCCTCAACAGCCTTAGCTATGTAAGCTTCTGTTCCAAAAGGAGCATCACCGAATGAACCGTCGTCACCATTGTCAAGGTTTACACCATATGCTGAACCAAAGATAACTGATTCAGAATCAATAATGATACCAGGAATAGCAACTCCTCTACTATCTGTAGCATTGATAAGATCATAGCTATATAACTGCTCTGCTTCAATACCAGTAATATCAGAGATAATATCTACATACTCACTATATGCATTGTCAACGTTGAATAATACTACCTGTTCTGATGTATCTTCTGATAAACCATAATTCTTTCCAGCATATAATGTATCAGGATTAAGAGCACCAGTACACTTCTCGATAGATGTTGTTCCATCAAAGATAGTGATATTGTAGTACATATTACCCATATCCTTTGAAATAGAAAGGTCAGGGCTAATCTTAAATGACTTGCTAGTTACACCTCTACCATTATCTGTCATACAGATAAGAGGATAATCAGCATTGACGTCGATAATAACACCTGTCTCTGTTGTAGAGATAATAGGGTCATTAATAACAAGAAGTTCAGCTGCAGCAGCTTTAACTTCTTCGAGTGTCTTACAATTATTAATAGAAACTGCAGACCACTTAATTACATTATCAGATGAAGCAACTGTGTACTTCTGATCTGTAGGAATGATAGGGTCGATTGATTCAGAAGATCTTGTATCAGCAGGAAGCTTAGAGCAAGTAGCAATACTGAAGCCCTTAACAGCCTTAAGAGTATCTTCTTCACCAGCCTGGAATTCTACAAATACTAACTCAGTAGCGTCAGCAATTTCGATTTCTCCAGTTAATTCTGCACCGAATCTTGTCCAATTAGCAGCAATTTCATCTGCTGTAAATTCCTGTTCATTAACAGGCATATCAGCTGTAGCTGAATAGAAATATTCATTTCCTTCAGTAATAGAACCACTAATAGTAATGTATGTGAAACCTTCAGCTGAGCCTTCTCTAGATGAAGCAACTGCTGCAGGTAAATCAGTTTCAGGATTTGTAGATACTGTTGTAGGATGAGGGATCTTAGAAACTACAGTAATGATACCGCATTTCTTAATCTTATAATCTGCATCTACTTCAAGTAATCTAATCTTTGTGCCATCTACTACAGCAATCTCTGAAATACCATCCCAAAGTGTATAATCACCAGGATTGATTACTGTGTCGAGTTCAGGCATAGTGTCATCATCATTTGCTACCCAGTAGTAGTTGTTTCCACTTGTAAGTGAAGGTTCAACAACTAATGTTGTTGTATTATCAACTACACCGATGGTAGAAACTATTGATAACTTTTCTGCGTAATACTTCTCAACGGGTTCTCTATCAAGAATCTCATCGATAGTCTTACCATTAGGGTCATCGGGTGTTGTATTCAATGCTGTGATCTGTCTCTTAACAGTAGCAACAGCAATGAGGTTTGCTAACTTTGCATCATCTGCAACGAGTCTCTTAACGAGAAGTCTAGCACCATGATCTATCATGTTGGCTGCCTGAAGTGCAGGCTGACCATGCTTATCAAAGTTCATCTTGTTACCAAAGAGATTATAGAAATTTCTTCCAGAAGTCTCTGTAAGTTTCTCTGGTCCACGATCGAAGCTTGATACTACGAGAAACAACGGACTATTGTCTACTGTTTCTACGGTTGTAGGCTGAACAACTGAACTATCATGCCAAGTAACTATTGTGCCAGGATACATATATATATTTCCTCCTTATAGAATAATAAATTTATATCAAAAGGAATTTATTGTCTTAAGACTTAAAACTCCTAATATTATAGATATGTTCAATTTTTACAGTAAGGAGAATATATCCAATACAAAATAAAAGGTTAAGGGTTATTATAACCCTTAACCATATTAATTCATTAAAATTTTTTCCAAAGGTGTTTCTATTTCATCAGTCTTAGGATCTTCTGATAATAATAAAGAAGCCATAATAGATTCATCAAAGTTTTCAGATACAAAAGCAATGAAAGGAGAAGTATACTTAGCAACCAAACCAATTCCTATCTGTTTATAAGAATACTGATCTTTCATTTTACTATATCTAAAAGGCTGAGTAATATCATGCTCGTTTCTATATGCTTCTGATATGGGAATGCCAAATAATGGTTTACCTATACCATAATCATTTCCATTAATTCGTATTGAATCTACTATATAATCCTGAATTTTATTATAAGGAACGCTAGGTGGAACTTTACCAGTATTTATTAATAATGACTTAAGTACTACTTCAGCATTATCTACATTCTGAGGTAGATAAATACTACTGATAACTTCATCGCCTTTCTTAAAATGTAATATTCTATAATCTATTGCTCGTAAACCATTTAAACTAAGATTTTTTACTTTTTCAAATCTATCAGGTTTACAAGTAAATATCGTAGGTAGGTAAAATCTATGTGCATCTGACACTTTACCATTAGTACTAACCAAAGCCCAATCACAAATACCAGCCATTTTTACATACTGACCTTCTATCTGTGCTAACGGTAATTTTGTATCAGTAAAGTAATTTTCGGGCACATAGAACAAAAATTCACCATCCTCGTTAAATAACACGGAACTTCCTTTCTGAAGCAGAAATGAAGGGGTACCCATCTGTAATCACCTCACTTTTCGATAGTATATGAACGCTTATTTAAAAGTTATGGGGTTTATTACCAGAAGTAAATATCATTAGGTACATCTCTGTAGATGGTGTCAATCTTAGATAAATCTTTCATATAGATATATACAGCAATAGCAGTATAAGTACCACCTGCTTTTGTATACTTAACGTGAATTAGATAAGATGCTTTACAAGCCTTAACCTTCTTAGTTAAAGATAATTCTTCTTTATTAGGTTCAGGATAAACAAATTTAGCATAATCGAATTCTTGAATTATACCATTTGTAAATAAAAGATTTGTTGTATTGTCTTTCTTATCATCGACATCTATATCAAATACTATATCAGTGGCATCTTTAGCAACTTTATAAGTTCTACTAAACCAAGCATCTCCATAATATCTAATAATATCTCCAATTTGACAATTTATATTGAATTGATGCAGCATATTATACTCCTAAATGTAATCTTTTTCCATAATGTCTTCAATCTCGCAATTTAACGATTCTGCCAAATAAAACAATGTATCACAACTTGCCTTATTTACTGTTGCAGGATTCTGCTCATATGCAGAAATAGATTTAATATTCACTCCGCTTAATGCAGCTAACTCTTGCTGAGTCATTCCAGATATTACTCTCATTCTTTTCAGATTAGATTTATAAGAATTGAGCTCTTTATTTTCTATCTTTATCATATGAAATCTCCTATTAAAATATAATACAATTATATATTATATAACTGTATATAGCGTGGTATATAATTACTATTACACACGGATATATATTAAGCATTTTAATATCATTACCGATTATTAAGATGTGAAAGACAACTAAATATATTTTAAAAATAAAATTAAATAGGAGGTATTATTTTCATGGACATCAAAAACATAATAAGAGATTATGGTATTAGTGCGAACTATTATGAGATGAACACAGGTAGGATATTCCATTTTACGGAATACACTTATGATTCAGAATCTAATAAGTCATCGATACCAGTTTCATGTGATGGAGATTACATAGGCTCTATTACAGTTGATGGTGATATAAAAGATATCGCTTAATTATAATTAAATATAGGAGATAATATATGCAAGACAACAGAATATCGAATAATGAGAAACCTACAGTTGTTCTCTCATACACTACAACTAAATATCGATTTGTTCCTGAACAGTTGGAATTTCTTGTAGATGAGTTAAGCAGATATGATTGGGAAGATGACAGGAAATTAATTTCCAGAGGGTTACACATGATGGATATAACTAAATCATCACGTCTGTCAATAACTTTAAGCAATTCTAAGATGTCGTTATCTAAGTATCCTGATGATAAATATATAGTTTATCAATATAGGAGAAATAATGAGACTATAACTAGTAGAATATCTAAAGATGTACTATATTCTATATTACGTTATAGATCACATCATGAAGCGTTACGATATATTAGAAATAATAGTTTGTTCTTATCTGTGTAAGGAGGAAAATACGAATGGAAATCAAAAAGAAAAGATTAATTGAAGATATTAAATTATTTAACGAGGATATCGATGCTAAGAAGTTAGAAGTATTTGATATTGATCAGTTAAAGGTTATAGAAGAGATGCTTATGTTTGGTGTAGATATGATTGACTTCTTTAGTGTTAATCTTTATACACCCGATCAGATGTCTGAGATACTTGATGCTGTTAGATTGGGTCTTGATTATGATGTGCTTCTTAATCAGAATATGAACGGTCTACAGTTACGTATTCTCAAGTATGGATTACAAATGGGAATAGATATCTCTAAGTATAATGACTATAGATTCGATTGGGACCAGATGTATCAGATCTATTATGGCTTAGTAAGTGGAATAGATGTATCAAGTTATGCTGATTATAATATTCCAGTATTAGATATGATTAAGATTAGAAAGCAGTTAATGGCTGCTTAATAATATTATTGAGTCAAATGAATCAAAATATATCATAAACATGTGAATGAATCATTATGAAAACATATGTCAAGACATCATTAATGAGCCACCCAGACGAGATATATCAAAAAGAATAAGCGAATCATAATAAAGTACTATATCACAAAATCTTAAATGACAATAGATAGGAGAGTATTATACTCTCCTATCTAAATTTATGTAGAATTAAGAAATAATAAAAGTTAGATTTTTCAATAATATATAATATAGATGTAATGCAAACAATAATCCAAATATAAGGAGGGAAATTAATATGACAGAATTACAAAAGGCTGTAGGGGATTTACTCATGGGTTACAAACTTGATGAGGTGGAGAGATATGTAGAGATGGTTAAAGATGATGAAGAGCTTAAATCGGCTCCAGCCGATGTATTAAAAGAGGTATTTCATACCATGAATGAAGAGGTGTTATTTAATGCTGTAAAGCATTATGCTATTAGATATGGAGCTAGAGATACTCATCGTGTTATCTACATTATTGAGAACTTGTCTGAATTAGATGAGTTACAGGAGGATGAGTATAAGAGCTTTATACAGTTTATTTATGTTCTATTAAAGAACTTAACTACAGATCAGAATAATATTCTGAATATATCTTATTATCATGGCATAGTTGATATATTTAGAATGACAAGCGATATCTCTTATGACAATAAAGAGTTATATCAATGGTTGGCTAATGCCATTTATAATAAGAAAGACTTTGATAAGGTAGAATACTTTATCAAGTTTAATTCGTAGTGTATAATTAGAGAGGATATATAAAATGAATCTAAGGAATAGGAATATATCAATACATTAAGAATGTGTAAACTTAAATATCCTCTCTTTAATTATAATCTTAAAATTGAATATAGTTTTTATAGTTGATAAGGAGGCAACTAAAATAATTGAGGAATGTAAATAATTAGAAAGGAAAATTAAATATGGGAGCACTATTAAAACAGCGAGATAAAATCTATAAGCATGTATTAGAGCTTATGGATAATAAAGAACCTATAAAAGCATCAGAAATCTGTAAACAGTATAAAATTTCTGACTCATCTTTCTATAATATAATGAAAGAAAGAGGATTAAAAGTAGCAGAATATAATAAGCAGATTAATGATAATGCTAAGAAAGAGGAACCTGTGGACATTGATTCAGTTATAAGTAATAAAATTCCTGGTGAGAAGTTTACGGTAAAAGTAGAATCTGATAAGGTTAAGTCTACTAAGAAGAATGCAGAGAAAATACTTGGTAAAGAATTAGCTGAGAATATAATTATCGAAGAAGATAATTATAATGGAGATACTCTATATGATTATTCTCCTATAGCAAGCAATGCAGTAACAGCTGCATTAATATCTAAGAGACATGAGTTTATTGATAACTCTGGTAATCCGTATATTTATCAAGGTCCTGTTAAAGCAGATATAATTCACGACTATGATAAATTACAAGAGATTGCGGATAAGTTCTTAGAGGATTATGTAATCTCTGCAGGATGTTCTAGACTTCGTGTAATTATAACTGGATTAACTCAGTGTGCTGTATGTGTAATTAAAGCATGTTATGAGCATAATATCTCATTGACATTTTTACACTATGACAATGTAACCTGCAGATATAATGAACAAGTAGTATTTGGTAAAGATGGAGAGAAGAAAGAGAATTCTCTCTTATCTCTTTATAGTAATTCCAAGAGATATTATAAGTATAAACTTATAAATCATGATGCTAAGTATTATCATAGTATCAAGAGTAATCTGTATATGATTAAAGTAGAAAATCTATCTGAGATTAATTCTACTGTAGTAACCTGTTATGTAACAGATGATTTGAATACAATGTTTAGATATTATGCAGAAGAAGTTAAGAAAGTAAAAGATGAGAAGTTTATCTCATATAGAGTATTAGCAGATGAAATAGCATTTGGATCTACCAATATGGAATATCAGTTTATTCAGACATATGGTAGCTTCTTTAATATGCCTAAGAAAAATTAAAAGAAAGAGGGGATATTATATCCCCTCTTTTATTTTTTTTTTTAGAAAAAGCGGAATACATTATTTATTAATTGGCTATACGTAATAGTCTATTTCGTATTATTAATAAAGTAAAATGGTTGTATTATATCTTTAGCCTTATTATTATCATCTACTCTAACTTCTTTAATATCTTCATGTACTGGTAATACATATTGATTAGATTTAATTTCTTGTATTCTATTTTGCATTACTGTATTTATATTATTGAAATTAGGTAATTGATATTCTTTATTATCTGTATTAAATGTAATCATATTCATATCTAATATAGTTGTATTTAATAAATCAGATTCTTCTGTAGAATATCTTTCTATTCTTTCTAATGTCTCTAATTCTTCTTCAGATATAAATTGTTTATATAATCTAACAAATTCTCTATAATTACCTAATACATTATTCACTGGAATAAATAGCTTACCTTCATGAATTAAATTATGACAAGTAACTGAGACTGGTATAAGTCCTACTAATAATCTATAGTGTAACATCATAACTTCTTTAGCAACCATTTGTACTTCTAATGATTCTCCATAAAATACTCTTTTACGATATATTATATTTACAATATCGTATAATGTAAATGGAGTATGATGTATTTCAATTTTTACATCTACTTCATCTAAACTGGATACTTGAAGAAAACTACATTTAGACATATCATAATTATCTATTATATAGTGTATGAATTCTTTGTATTCGTATGAATGTCTTATTTCTTTCTCTATAGTCTGTATATATTTCCTAAAATCTTTTTCATTTTCTAAATCCCAAGTAATAAAATCATATTCAGGAATATTATCAAGTTTAATTATAGTATTAGTATTAGTTTTAGTTACTAATAGTAAATTATCAGGATCAATCATAATTTTAAATCTCCAATATATATTTATATAATAATTGAAATTATGTCTTAGTCTATTACACTTAAGTTTTAAGAATAATAAAATATATAATATAAATAATATCTATTAAATGAGATAATTTATAGTAAAAATGTAATTAAATATAAAATAATTTCAATATAAAAGATAAAATAAATAGTAGAAAATGTAGTAAAGAATAATGTAACTAACTATTTTGTAATGGCGGGGGGGTGGGAATGCCTTCCGAAGGAAGGACGGAAGATGAGAGATGAGAAAGAGAGGGGGCTTTTGGGGGGGAGGAAGAGAAGGGAGAAGGAACCAAAGCATATACCAATAATTTAGTAGTCAATTTATTTTTATTTTCTAGGGAAATAATCCCTAGATATTTATTTTTTCTCTTCTATAAAATATATTATAATTAT